CCATGAATATGGCCAATAAAAGCTAAGAATGCTTGAAAAGCTGGGCTAAGAAGGATATCCGCAAAGATACCCATAATAATATTTAAAGTATTGAAGAACGTTATTACGGCTCCGGCATCTGCAACAGCGGCTATTATTTTAGTAAAATTCACTAAAACTGAAGCTAACTCTTTACCAGCTTTTTGACCGTTTTCTAATATTATTTTTACATATGGAATTGCATCTCTTAGAACAATCCAAAAATCTTGAGTAGCCTTACTTCCAGCTAAATCGGTAAAGATAGTTAAAAATTGCCCAATTGTTTTTAGTGCCTCTACGGCACCAGTAGTAGCATTTTTTAGCCACTCAGAAAATCCTTTGTCGCCAGTAAACTTTTTAAACGCAACTACTATGCTGTCTATGAAATCAAGTAGTACTCCACCAGCACCACTTCTAGGTCCGCTAGGGAATGTAGCCTTTATTATGTTTTTTATACCATCAAATACGCCTCTAAATACGTCACCTAATCTAGCTGATACATCTCCTGCAAGATCAAAAGTTCTATCTAGATCACCATTAAAATCTCTAATTCTAGAGTTTTTAGCAAAGTTTCCTAAAGTTTTATTTACCCACGAGGCAAATCTTTCAGTTAAAGGTTCAGCGGCATGTAAAACGCTTAAAAGACCGCCAAAAGAAGACTTTATAGAGTCACCAAAATGCCCAATAGTTTTTGCGGAACTGTCAAAAAGAGAGGCAAGATTGACTAAGTTACCCTGATCTTTAAACGCACTAGCAAAAACTTTACTAGCATCTCCCATTGCAGAAGCTACCTGCTTTAGTCCTACTTTAAGTACAGGAAAACCGTACTTCATAATAGTTTGAATTGATTCTTGAAGTTTTGGAATAAATCCTTCAGAAACTTCTTTTTTCATTTGCTGCATCTGAGGTCTAAGAGTGACCATAAACTTAACAAACTCAAGTTGAACTGCAGTTAGTGAGGCCAGAGGCTGATAAGCACTCGTAGCTTCAATACCTTTTTTAACGGCTCGGAACGATTCTTCGCTCTGGTGCTTAGCTTGTCTAAGCTGTAAATCAGCTTGTTTAAATGCAAGCTCTGTCTGCCTACGCAAACGATTGTCTGGTGGAAGATCTTGAACACGTGCAAGTGCTTCACGCGCAGATTCAAGTTTTAAAGCCGCACTTTCTTGTGATAGAGCAGCTCCCTCAGCAGCAAACTTTAGATTAATGTATTCTTGGCGAGCTGCACGGAAAGTGTCATTAAGTGCAGTTTGAGACTGCCAGACTGCACCAATTGCATTAGACACACCCGCCATTGCAACTTTTACACCAACAAAGCCTATGCCAACCCCAACCATGGTACTGCCAAGAGTAACAAGAGCCGGGGCAGCAGCTCCTACTACTCCTACTAGAGTGTAAAATCCTCCAGCAAGATCTCCAATGGTTCCTGCTATTGCTCCAGCAGCAGCTTGAAACTTTAATCCAGTTCTCTGGAGTTTCATAAATCCATCTGCAGCCATTTGGGCAGGAGCTTTAATTTTTTCTAATGATGAGGAAGCTATTCCTATAGCTCTATTTAATTGGTAGAATTGGTTCTCGCCTTTTTCTAAACCGCGAAGAACACCTTGCTCAAAACCTTTTCTAAAATTTTCAGAGAATCTTCTAGAAAGATCTTCTTTAAAGAGTTTGTCATAGCTGCGACCCGTCTCCATGAGACGTCTACGATATCGCTCTAAATTATCTAAAGCTTGTTTATTGTCAAATTCTGCAACAATTTTAGCTTTACCAACGGTCTCAGCCATGACTCACCTCCTTCTTACTGCTATTAACCCATAGGCTGATCTAGAATACTTCCAAAAGGAAGTGCTCCATCAGATACGGATGTAGGTTCAATGTATGGTTTTACTGAAGCCTTTCTTGGATTGAAAGGCTCAATAACTTCTTCAGGTTCAGATTCTTCTTCTGGACCATCTAAACCACTAATGTTGTCAGCGGACGAGGTAATTTCCTCATCTTCATTACTCATATATTTATACTCTGTGCCATACATAGAGCTGTAAATGTTTTTTCTGAAGTTGTCCTTGTATAGAGGTTCATACTCGCTTGAATAGCGAAAATCTTCCTCCAGGAAATAGTGAAGGACGTCAAGCATGTCTGATGCTTCCATACTTGCGAGTTGCAGTCCGTACACTAGTGCCTTTCCGTTGACATACGGCCAGAGATCAACCCCCCAACTTAGGAGGCTGCTGGCCGATCCGTAGGGCGGTTTGAATACTCCTCGACGAGCCACGAAGTGATCTCTGCTAGAGTGTCAACCGACACAATTGTTTCCTGATCGTCCTGCAAAGCTAGAAATTTTTCGTAGCTTTCTTTCAATAGAACTTTGGAAAAGAATAGATTGACAGAGTCAGCATTTCTAGTTGGGTCATCTGAGCTGCTACCAGAGATAAGCTCTAGCATTACTTTTCCTTGAAGCTCTTTTACGCAGTGAAATTCTTCACCGTGTAGTTTGAACGAAATAGGCTCAGCGTTTAGGCGAGATACACCGACGCCAAAATCTTTAAATCGAGTCATTTGTTATCCTTAATTTGTAGTTAATACATGCGTATTTATAGCCGATTTAGCTATAGAATAAGTATAAATTATCTGACAAATACCTATTTGGCTTAGTTCCAGGATGATTAACTGATCTTCTATAAGTTAAGACAGATCCACTTCTAAATTTTAAATATGAACGTTTTTTAGCAGATATTCGGTGTTTTTTAGTTCCTTCGTGATGCATACGAGCATAAGGCACAGATGATCCTATAAAAAGTTCCTGCCCCATTGCAGTTCTTTTATGACCGTAAACTCTGATAGATCTCTTTAGTCTCCCCGAGTTAACCCCTACTTGACGCTTAGCTGCAACTTGAACTTTTTTAGCTTGCTTAGATAAGTGCTTACCCATCATCCCATCAGGGTGGTTTAACATTCTATCTATCTTGTCCTGATACAGGACTACAATCATTTGTTTAGCCATTATGGGACCGCCATAGTTAGCTCCATGTTTACAACTTGGAACCCACCCTCTATGTCGCCAGCTTCAACAGTTGCCATAATACCCAGACCAAAAACACCATCCCACATATCGAAGGATTTCATAGAGGACATTAGAACCCAAGCATCAACAGCTGACAGTGCAGCTCCTTGTTGAATCTTTTCTCCCGTTGGCGGACGACCATTCATTCCAACAGTTGGAACTTCGCGTGCAATGCTGATAGTGATAATAGCTGTACGTGGAACGTTACAACGCTGAGGGCTACTCACTTGATCTCCAGGAGATCCAAGATACATTTGATTAAAAGCAACTACTACTTGAGCACAATCAATAGCTGGAACGCCCATTGTCCAGTATCTACGCTGAGGCAGTGGAACATTGTATGACTGAAAAACGGCTTCTACTTTTTCAAGCACTCCGTCCATCATATACTTTAGATTTAAAGCATCTTCAGAAAAATCACCAATGTTCCCCGCCACAGACATAATTACTTAACCTCTGGAGTCTCTTCTGCAACAACTTCAACTTCAGGCTCGGCTACAACTTCTAGCTCTTCTACAACTTCCGGCTGAACTTCTTCAACCTTAGCTTCTACCTTCTTTGCGGCTGGTTTTGCAGCAACCTTTTTCTCCTCTACCACTTTGGTAACAGGAGCTTGGTATGCAACGCCACCGATCATATCGGCAGCAGTAAAGTTAGTTTGTACTGACATACTTATCTTCTTTCCTAGCTATTTAACTTGATCTGGAGGTTTCCAGTTTCAAGCTCTGACACGGTTGTAACACCATCAACGGTCTTAGTCGCGTACAGAGTCCATGTGCCTGGGTCAATAAAACCCAGTACCGATTTTGCATCATTATATGTAACTGTAAACGATACAGAATCATTTGCATTATTTACAACTATATTGCTAGATGCAATATCTAAAGTTTTACTTCCACCGGCACTGCGTATAGTAACTACTGGAGTCCAACCTGCTTCATCAAAAAAGATTGACACATCTGCTCCGACTTTACCTACAGATGTCCAAGTAGTTGGATTGCCTTGAACTATAGTAATGTCAAAGTTGGCATTTGCAGTTAGAACAGCTTCTTTTGGAGTGTAGCGTCTGGCTCTAGGAGCATCAGGGCTGAACACGCGGGCACGAGCACGAGCCTTATCTGGGTTTACAGACTTTAAGAATAAGTCAATGACGTACACACCGGTACGAAGATCATCAATAAAGTCCTGAGAATCTAGAAGCGTGTAAGAAACACCTTGACGAGAAATAGAAGTGATACGCTGAGGCAACATACAATCATCGTCACCTGCCCATAGCTTGGCAAATTCCATAGCTAGCGTGCGAGCAGCCATTTTTCCAGCCATAGGAATTGGAGAGCCGTAAGTGTATGTGACCTCTACGTTACAAGGGGTCCACGGAATACCGGCAGAAGCTTGAATTGTAGAGTGATCCACAAGGTAGTAGAGATCTGGGCTAATTATTTCTCCACCGATATTTCTAAGGGTGTGAATTTTAGTTACAGGACGTCCGCGTAGTTTGATTCTTGATTCGGGAGAAAGACCGTCGGACACAAGTTCTGTATACTCGTTAAAGTCAGCTACAGGGATGTTGTAGAGCTGACCGCTGACTAAAGTTCCATAATAGTTTCTAGAAGATGGACCAAGACGATAGGATCGCTTAGCACATACGTAACGCTCAGTTACGGTTGTTTCGCCAGTAAACTTTCTACCAGACATAGTCCACATCAGATATGATGCAGTCTGGCAAGCTTCCTGAGCATATTCAGTACTTGCATATGGTCCAAGCTCTTCTGGCTGAACCCACAATGAAGTTCCCATAGTGTATCTCCTAGATATGACTTAGGCGGCGTGCTGGCATGTCTTGCATACCAAGGCACGCCGCCTTCATCGGTTGGTTCTATTAAGAGGTTGGATCCTCGTTTGACTTAATTACGCGGTCAACTGGTAGATCAGCGTTGAACGCTAGGTTACCAGGGACGTTGTAGCCAGTTGTAGATGAGGTACCAGCAATAGCTGATGATACAGAAGCACCGTAAGGAACTGAAACAGTTGTAATAGCAGTACCACGAGTTACCTGAGCAGTAGCTGAAATAGTTTCAGTAGCATTCAGTGTTGTTGTAGACAGGGTTGCAGTAAAGGTGTTTGGACCAGTTACTGTAATTGCCTGAGTAGTAACGTTAAATGTTGCTGTGGTCACAAAACCGGTAATTGTAACAATCTGACCTGTAACTAGACCGTGGTTTGCTGCAGTGAATGTACCAAGGGTAGTTGTAGTAGCAATAGCTGACTGTACTGCAGCACGACGAGCAACTGAAATACCAGTTCCTGAAGTACCTGCAAGAGCAGTGAATGTACCATTGAAGATGTTACGAGTAACAACAGCAGATGGACTGCTAACTGCAACGCTAGTCACGGCAACGGCGTTAACCTTTGCGTAAGTAACATCATTAGTTGACACTGTAGCTACACCATAAGTACCGTCAAATGCACTATCACCGATTGAAACAATGATTCTGTCTCCAACAACTACACCGTGACCGGCTGCAAGCGTGAGCGTTACAGTAGAAGTGGTAGCAGCTTTGTTAGTTACTAAGTATGTTGCATCTGCGTTACCAACATCTAGTCTGTCTCCAACACTGTAGGTGTGGGTTGCAGATGTTGCTAGAGTGATAGCACCTGCAGCAGTAATTGCCTGTGTAGACAGAGCATAGTTAATGCCATCAAGAGATGTAACTTCGCGGTAGTTTGGAGCACCAAGTTCGCTAGTACCTTCACCAGCGTAGTTCCATGTGTAGAAACCGTTTAAACCGATCGGAGCCCAGCTAGCACGTGAGTAAGCATATGGACGTTCAGAAGCGGTCGGGAATTCCCAACGGCCATCGATACCAGATGCAAACGAAACGTTTCCTAGACCGTAACCCTGGAATGTGTTTGCAAGCATACCATTCTCAATTACACGGTCGCCAGACTGACGTAGCTTAACGAATGGGAATACCCAGTGGAAGTAAGGACGTGTAGATGCACGCTTACCATCCTTGACAGCCCATGACCAAGCTTCAATAGCAACACCGTTACCTGCTGGGTCATCGCCAACACCTGGTGAAGCCCAACCTACTGATAGGTTGTTTGCTGAGGCAAAAGTTCCAACATTCTTGCGAAGTAGTAGACCACCTGAGATAAGTGCAGAAAGTTCAGGGTCTGGTTCACAGATTGCTAGTTCCATTGTGATACGCTTCAAAGTGTCTGGAGACTTGAAAGTCACACAAACAGCTCCGTTAGCACCCTTTTCGGTGATCTCGTCGCCTTCTTCGTATTCTGGGGTAAATGACAGACGCATGAAAGCTGACGTAGTGTAGCTGTCACCTGGGCCTGTTTGTAGATTGCCAGCAGCGTCCAGGCGAGTGACACGGATCGACACACCTTGGATGCTGGCTGCATATTCTTGAGTAGGCATTACCTATTCTCCTTATTTGTTTAGGCTGTTAGATCGACTCTGACAGCTAGGTGGATTGATGTATCAAAATAAACCGCAGCAGGGCGGATTGCTTTGAGTCTCATGTCATTTTGATTTCCTGCGACATCATAAGCCTGAGCCAGATTGTCGTTTACAACATCGATATCGCCCACAAAAGTGCGAACGGTTCCGGTGGCGTAAATCCATTTTGCAGAGTTGGTTCCCAACTGCTGAATAAAGCCAGTAACCGCTTCTTGAGCTTGGTTAGTGGCGCTTGCAATAGTAATTGTTACTGTGTCGGCATCTACTTTAGTTACAACCGCTGTAGAAGTAGAAGACTGGTTGATGTTTGCTCCGACAACAGAGTATCGAACAGTGTCGCCCGCAAGTAAATAGTGATCACCAGTTGTGTTAATAGTCAGCGTAGTGCTACCGCTAATAGTTGCAGTAGCAGCTGCAATACGAGGACCGTTACCTGTGTAACCACTTCCAGCGATAACTGGAGTGCCACCTAACGTCTGTAAGTGATCCCTACCTGTCTCGTGAAAAATCATATTTGAGTTGCTCGAAAGAAGAGCAACTACATCTCGGGTAGCGTGAATAACTCCCTGCTCGCCGCTTTCTGATGCTCTACCAATACCATTTTCTAATACTGCTAAAGCACGTTTTGATGAAAGCCCTGAACCGTCAAGCACGGTGACACCGGAAGAAACCAAGCCGCGATTAGAGTGCCCTTGTGTAATTCTAATGCCGCCATCCCAAAGTTCTTGCTCCATAGCATCTTGAGTAATACCCTCAAGTTGACGCTTTATTCTTGCAATACGGTCAAGACCTAGAAATCCTAAAGCCGAACGAAGCTCCTCTGCTTCGACAAAAAATGGATCAATTTTAGTAAAATAATTAGGAACACCTGCGGTTACAACTACAGAGTTAGTAGTGTCAGTAACGTCCCAGTTTTTTGCTGCGTAAAGTTCGGTCTCATATTCCTGTGAAAAACCACGAACCCACATATCTTCGTCAGCTGAGTTTTCAGGCTTGACTACTGCAAGTAGGCCAAAAGCGGAGGGCACAATCTTTGGTGCCTCTACTACGCCATTCTTAGGGAAAGCCATCTGAAATCCTTAATTTAAAGTCTGTATGTTTGCTGTGTTGGGGGGCCCATTGACGAGCCCCCCTCCACTGCGTTTTTTTAGTACTCGATTACAGCCGCGGTTACGCCACCAAGGACGTCACGTAGAGCTGCAGCAGCACCGTTAATGTTGATAGTTGAAGTGATCGCTAGAGACTCGACACCAACCTTTGCTACGTTCTCGAATGTTTCGAGGAACATTAGGTAGTCGTTTGTACCAACAAGGGTGCTGTCACGAACGATACCTAGGTCTAGGGTACCACCATCAAGGAAGATAAATGTACCTTCAGCGAATAGATACCAAACTAGGGTGTTTGGGAACTGGTTCAAAGTACCGGCAGCCTGAGCTGTAAGCAAGGTGTTTGACGATGTGTTTGAATCCATGTAAGGAACAACTGTTACGTTTAGAGCAGATAGGTAACCATCGATTTCAGACTTTGAAACAGATAGAGTACCATCACCTGGCATAGCTAGAGCCAAGTCAGCTGCCACTGCATCGTAGAACCATACAGGAACAATAGCCTGTAGCTGGGTCTCAGGTGCTAGACGGTGACGTTGACGGTAGCCAACAGCTGAACGACGAACCTGTACCAAGAAGTCACGACCGAAACCTAGAAGGCTAGCGGTAGTTACTGCTGTAGACTCTGCTGAGATCCTAGATACAAGGTTCTGCTCAGCTTCACGAGCGTGCTGTACTAGAGCAATCTCGTTGTGACGCTGAATCAACTCTGGGTAAGCACGAGTCATCAAGTTACCAAACTTTAGCTGCAAAGTAACAGCGTCAGTTGCAACAACGTTCTCAGCGGATGAGACGATAGTTAGGCTAGTCTTTGAAGTCGAAGCAGCTGAGTCAGCTGAAGCGGTCCAAATACCTACTGCGTTGTCGTAAGCAAGTCTTGAGCTAGCAACTGTAGTGTTGTTGCTGAAACCGTAAGCCAAGCTTGGTGGAGTGATGAAGCGAATACCACCGCGGTCAGCCTGGAAACGTGGCAAAGAGTCACGAATTGGGCGAACGTTGGTTGAACCTACAGAGTAGATGTCATACTTAACTTCAAACGGAGCTGCGTGACCACCAGAAGCAACAAGTGCCTCAGGTCCTGCAACTGCCTGAATCTTAAGCATGTTTGACTCTGCATCAGTTGTTAGTGTTCTTTCTTCCGGGAATGAAGTAGCGAAAGATGCAACGATGTGTTGTTCTCCGTCTCCTCCATTTACACGACGAAGAGAGTGTAGTCTCTTCTCCATAGCTACTGCTAATTCGCGCATGTCTTTAATTTCGCTGCCGGCGGTGTAGCCAGGAATGTCAGCACCAGCGGTAATCGCTACCGGTGCTGGCTCTGAAACCTGAACTACAGGCTGACGGTCAGCTGGGGCCTCGAAAGGCTGTTCTGCTGTGGCGGTCACTGGGGCCTGCCCTTCCTGCTCTTCTGGAGCAATAGTGTTTGTTTGTGGTTCTTCAGTAGAAAACGCTGTGTCTTCTGCTGGGACTTCTGCTGGGACGTCTTCGACGACCTCAACTGGAGCCTCTTCTGTTTCTGGTGTTGGGACGTCTTCGACGACCTCAACGGTTGGATTTTCATCGGTTGAAAGTTCAGAACCCTCTACCGCAGTAGCAGACGCATCGACAGATTCGGTGGAGTAAGTAGATTCAGTTGCCTTCTTCTTCTTCTCTTCATCCTCTTCCTCAGGAGTCATACCCATTTCGTCTTCAGGAGCTTCTTCTACAGGCTCTCCCTCGACTGGGGCTTCTTCTGGATCGGCTGGAACTTCCTCTGCAGGAACTTCCTCAACTGGCATATCCTCTGCAGGCATATCCTCAGTTGGCATTGCACCATCCATATTCTCCTCGTCACTTCCCTTAACACGCATAGCAGCTTCGGCAGCTTGCTGTGCAAGCTCCTGGGCGGCCATTTCGCGACGCTTTGATTCGCCTCTGCAGGCATCAAGCATATCGGCAAGTGACGTCATAGCGTCAACTGATTCAGCGGTAGGCTCTTGGCCTTCGACCGTCTCAAATTCACCAATGATCTGATCCTGAAGAGCTGATAGTTGTTCATTATCTAGCTCTGACAGGCGATCTACCTGTGATTTAATGTGGTCCACTGTTCCTCCTTAATAGGACAGTTGATGATGTCATATTTTGAACATCATGCTAATCGGTTCAAGGTAAAGGGACTAGCACGCATAGAAACGTGAAGGCACTCCACCTAGTTATTATTTTACATTAGTTTTTACTTGTTTATTATTTAAGTTAGTAGTCTGAGCATCCTAGCCATAGTAGACGATATGTCTCCTTGACTAAACAGGTCTCCACCACGCATAAACTCTGCGATATCGGAGGTAGCCTCCATGCCCTCTTTTTCACCTAATTTTTCACTTACTCTTTCAACCATATTTTTCATAAGGTTTTTAAGGGCAGGTGGTAGATCGCTAAACCTAAGTTTGGCGTTCTGGTTTTCAAATGGAAGAGGCAAGTTGCCTATAACTCTTCCAAGTTCTGCAGATGCTTCTCGGACACTCTCTAAAGAGGATCCTAGAGCACCTGAATCTATACGGTCTAGTAGAGCAACTAATTCCCCTGCTGCCTGAGCCGCATCTGAATAGCTACCAGTTTTATAGACCTTTTCAACGTCACTAACTTTGTCAACTACATTTTGAAGACCCGAGGTACCTAGATCTTGCTTTAGTCGAGCTAGGACGTCTTGGAAACGTCCGGCATAGTCACGCGGCTGATTGATTCCAGGTGTGAATTTAAAACCCTCTTCTTCAGGGTTTCCAATAATTTCCTTGTCGCCTTCACTTGGCACAGGGACGTTACCTTCACTTACTGGAGCAGGAGCTTCCTCCGGCATAGATCCATCAGCCGCTAATGCTTTTCCCAGGCTTGCCTTAATAGCAAGTACGCGAGCTTGTACTTCATTTGCACTAGCTACCAAAGCCTGAGCAGCAATACGGTCACGTAGATTTTCTACGCTTGCGGTTACTGCATCCTGCGACTGATCCTTAAAACTCTCTGGAATAAGATGTCTTACGTTCAACTTCCCGGCCATCTTAATGATGTGCTTCTGAACAGCTGACTTATTAGCTTCCTTTGCTCGACCATAAGATTTAATGGCAGCACGGAGATCTTCAACGTTCTGGATCGGGAATGATCCGTCTGGAAGAGCCTTGCCTTCTTTAGCTAGCTTTTCACGTTTTTCACGCGAGATGTATGACAACTCTCCGCTTTTTACTCTGGCAGATAGTTCAGCAATCTTATCTGAATAGTCTTGGATAGATTCAGTCGATGCTGTTGCGGACTCAATAAAACGTAGGTTTTGTAGACGCTCGATGCGTGCACTCAACTCCGATGTAGGGTCGGCTTTCATTCTAGCTAGAGGTAGTGCACCTGCAGCAACTAGAGCCATAATAGCACCAGAAGCAACACGAGCACGGGCAATAGGGAATCCAGGAACATTTACCTGACACACAGCAACAAGCTCGAGGCCTCCACGGATTGGACGCCAGTCACCTGATGGAGCAGATGCACGGAGTGCACGAATCTGCTCTGGCTTAGCCCCAGGTCGTAGAGCACCAGCCACCCAGATTCCATAAGCATCTTCGCCTGCGTGAACATCGGCAATTGCAGAAGCTGTGTCATCATAGTGCTTTACTGCTTCAAATGCACTAGCTTCTAGAGAAGCGTGTCCACCTGCTAGAGTGAGCTGACCGACAGGTACATCTTTGCCCGAGTCAGTTCTCACTACTCCGGTGTGGAAATATGCGTAGCCACTCTTGCTACGCGGTGGTTTGGTTCCAAATGCCAGTCCAATGTGGTCAACGTGCCAAGCTGCAATGTGGCCAAAAACTCTACCATTGTCATCGACAGTGATAGGGGTGGCCTTATCTAGCTTAGGATCATTAAACCACTCGTTTGGCGGAACGACTGGGATTACGCCAGCAATAATGCCACAAGCAACTAGTGCTTGAGCATTGGCGGCGTCCGAGTCATCCTGATAGATGCCGTCGGCAATCATGCTATCCTCCTGATAAGTGTTTGTTAGATCTTCTATAATAATTTTGCATTCTTGGAATGCTGGCTTTGGTACTATTGTAACAGCCATTACGCGTGCTTTATTTATAGAAAGTTTGCTCTTTCCTAGATCATCCCCGTTTTCAGAAGCTTCTGGTTTGATCTCTTTTGCCTCAAACTGATCTAGATCAGCTGATACACCTTTTATAAATCCATGTTGAATCAGTCTCTGCGCTTCTCTACCAAACGGGCTGGTGTCAAATACACCGTAGGCATTTCCAATACCCTGAGAAGTACGCTCCATATGATCAATACGGCCGACAACAACAGAGCCCATGTGCCCCTCAGCTGTCTTCATTTGCCACATTAAAGGTAGTGGAAGTTCACGAACACTCAGAGCACCGCGAATAAATGAACGTCCATCTCCAGACTCCATTTCTTCAGGGATAACTAGAGGAATCTTAAACTTAAGGCCCTCTGTAACAATAATCCCAGACGCAGCAGTGAGTCCGACTCTAAGTTTTGCATCGGCAGCTCTGGCTGAAACTTCAGATTTAACTATGATGTTGTCTGTTGACTCAATCAGCTCTGTGCTAAAGACATTTTTGCCGCCACGCTTATTTCCATAGATTTGACGATGTTTTTTATCGCCAGTCCACATGCCAGTCATTTCTTTATGACGCAAGGCACAGTATCCTTTAGCACGTGGGCCAAGGTATTTACCTAGATTACGTACGCAACGTGTCCAGTCTCCGGCTGTGCCCCATCTAATTTTTAAACCACCCTTGCCGATTGTCCAATAATGACGAAGCTCTTCGGCTTTACCTCTGTTGCGATCGAGGCCGCCAGCAGATACTAGCGGGTTAGGCCCCCACAAAACAGTTAGTAGATGGTCAACGTCTAGAAGAGCCGAAGCAGCTACCGGTTTAGAAGACTTATCTACTTGAAGAAGAACGTCGTTAAGAGTGGATTTGTCTAACGGAACTACTGGAGGTGGGGTTGCTGACTTAAGATCGTTTAGAACGCTAGGGTCTCTTACCCACTCGCCCTCCTTGCGAAGGTATGTCATCGGTTTTGGTGAAGCAGAGTTTTCTGGAACTATGGCAACTAAGTTTAAAACTGCACGTGGATCGTCCGGAGCCACTATAGCTAGGTATATAGGTTTTACGTCAGAAGTTTTAGGGGTCATCTCTTTACCCTTAGGAGCTTCTGTTGCAGCAACTACAGGCTTAGCCCAGGAGTCATCTTCATTTTCAGATTGAGTCTTCTTAGGCTCATTTACAGATTTAATCCATTTTTGTAGAAGAGGGTGGTCATAGGTTTCTACATTAGTAGGCTCTTCTTTCTCGGCAGCAGAGCTCTGAATCCCCTGAGTCGGCCCGCCCCCTGCTACAGCACGCTGGGAGTCTACCCAACCGGTCCAGTCATAGAGTAGATTGTGAAGATCTTTAGGCGTCATAGCAGGAAGATCGCCTTTAATCTTAGCCTGAGGCTTATCGATTGGCGAGCGTGGGCGTCCAAGAATACCTGATGTATCTAGAGGGCGAGAAGAGTCTCCTAATGGAATAGTCTTCTGTTTAGCTCTTTCGGCAACAGGAGCAGCTCCGGGAGCACTTCCACCTTGAGGGGCAAATTTGCCGCCTCGATCTCTAGATTGACGATCAGCATTAGCGGCTCGCTCGGCGTCGGTGTAGCCGTCGGATCCAATAGGGTCTTCACCAGCAGCAGTTAAAGATCTGTCAATAGTAACTAGGTCTAGCTCTACATAAGCTTCCGCTGCAAGCATTGCTTCATCGGCATCAATGTCCGATACAGAAACGCATTTGTAAGGATTCTGTTGGAGTCTAGCTGATATGATAATTGCAGAATCTGGATCGATAGAGATATGAGTCTTTTCTACGTCATCGTAATCTTCATCAAGCTGACTGTCATAGTCCCAAATAGTCCCATTGATATTTCCAAGATTATCCCATTGACCGTCGTCCCAAACAAAGACGTCCCCACTTCTAATAATCTTATATAAACGATCTATTCCAGACCCGTCCATTCGAACTCTAGCAATAAATTCTGGAGCTGTAGTCGGATCTAGATATACAGATTTAGTAAAATCCTCTAGATCTGCATCGTAATTTTGCTCTGGAAGATAAGAAGTGTATTCAGACTCGATGTAAGCATCGGCAGTTACGGCCTTGTTCTCACGTTCGACAATGGCTCTGGCCCAACTCCAGGCGGTGTCACCGCCCCACAAGGCCCACGCGATTCGTCCGTTTGAAGGGAAGCCATCTTGGCCAGGCTTGTAGCCCTTGCCCTTTTTGTCTACTTCGTGACGAGGGAAATACTTAGCAATGTGGCGAACTTTGGCTAGGCCAATCTGCCCACCTTTAGCAAGAGTGCGTGCAGTGTTAAGCCCTACAGGGGTACCCCCGCGATCGTGCTCTTTACGCCATTCCAAAGCTTTTTTAGCTTCAGCTTGAGCACCTTTTGGTATAGTGTAGAGTCTATTGGCTGAAGCCAAGATCTTCATATTTAAATCTGAAAGTGCCCCACTGGCAAGCTCTAGCACATTGGAAGAAAACTCTTCGGACTCGGTCTTCCAGTCTTTAGATGATAAGAGAGAGTCTGACGATCCAGTTTGTACCACGAGGTTGACTTCAGTGTCAACAATAACTCCTTTATTTTCAAAGGTAAATAGGGCCAAAGACCCGTCTCTACCAGAGAAAGTGGGAGTGTTTTCTAAGTCAAACATCTAAGTAAAATCCTCCATAATGGATGGTAACGTCAGCGTAGGCAAATATAACGTTTGTACGCAGTACTATTCTATCAGTACTATTATTTAGTGTCTTTTTTATCTACTTAAAATCTATCAATTTACTATAGGACTATCTTGCAAATCGCCATTATCGTCTGGATCAATGTATGACCATTTGGGGGCATTTTCTGAAAAAGAAATAAGCTCTGGCTCATCTCCGTAAATGTATAATATCGCGTAAAGTACAGCATATGGAGAAGAGACGTTTTTATATAGGGCAGGGCCGGTAGGAGGGATGTTAAACATTCCATCCTCAAAGTCCCACTGATCGTCTAAAAACTTTGTTATGTTTTCTATAATAAGACTACCGTCTTCAGATCCGTCAGATGTTAAGAATGGATATTCTGGAGTCCAAAAACACTTAACCCCTTCTATAGAAAAATCCCAGGGATCGATTGGTGCATTGTAGTTGATTTCATCCATTAGTTATCTTCCAAATCAGCTAGTGCTAAAAGTAGTCCAATAGTCAGTGCTTTAAAGTCCCAGTCAGTCGGGCTAGATTTGTCTAGTCCTGAAATTCCAGTTATCTTTTTAAGATCTATTTTGTTAGTCATAGTTTTATCAGTGTACCAAATTCCAGTGGCAATGTCCATATGAGGTTCCGAGTAGTACGTTCTCCTAGAACCTTTCCCCGTTACAATAGTAACTCCAGTAGGAGTAACGGAGCGTCCAGCAGATTCGTCTCCAAAAAGATCTTGAATTCCCATGGTGAGCACTTCAGTGTACTTACGTGCGCCCAATCTTTTTGCGGTGTTAGTTTCATACTGTTTTACAATGTAAGGCTCCACCACATTTGCACCAGAAAAAGTATCAGAGTTATCCTTAACATCGTTTGTATAAGGGACTTCCATTATAGGCTTTAATGTACCGTCTTCGTTTCGAACCCTATCATACGTAAATGCATGTTCTATAGCAATAAGTTCTGGATTTATTCCTTGAAAGAAGTGCGCAAACTCGTGTAAGAAGTCATCTTTTTTGTCTCCTCTAACTATCCCATTTCCGTTTGACGCGGTGAAGAAATGAGCCCTAGCTTCAGAAGGTCTAATTCCAAGTTTTTTAGAAATTGATTCGTAGTAGTTTTTCATAGACATTAAGAATGACTTAGGAAGGGTATCCATAGCTTTTTTAAGTTCTTCTAAGATTTTTGGATCTAGCGAGTTTATGCTAGGAGTTACCTGATTCATAAAGCTTTTGTAGTCGTCAGCGCTAAGATATCCGTATCTATACTGATCGGTAGTGTATTTAGCTATAGGTTTTACCATTCCAATAACATTAGACATATCTACCGAGCCAAACTCCATACCTAGACTTTCGAGCTGCTTTTTAACCTCTTCGCCCAGATATCGGTGATATTTATTAACAAACTGTCTAGGATTTTGAACTTCAGTAGCAGACTCTCTTAAAGATCTCAGTTCGTCTGACATTTTTTTAACTTCAGATAAGTCTATAAAACCTTTATTTAAAGCTGTAACAAGTAGAATATTTTCAAGTCTATCTGCGCCATTTGTCCCGTCAAGGGTACCTACGAAATCTGGATAATCTTCAAGTACTTTTTCATATCCTCTGCCTTTGGCTTTTTTCCGCTCCAGCCAGATTTTTCTACCAGAGAATAGTTTTATCGCCCTATAGCTGTCTACCTCCATAGTAGCTTGTTTATAGAGCTGTTCTAAACCTTCACCATCTGTTCTAGCCATGTTTAAATTATCATTTGCCTTGAAAAAATCGTCAATAGTGTACATAGCTGGATTTTCTCTAAGTATTTGATAAATCTCTTCTTGAACTTCGTAAGGAAGCTTTTTAAAAGCATTTCTATTTATGTCTTCAATAGCATTAAGTAAAGCAAGATTTTTTTCTTTAATTATTTCAGTTCTAGCTGCAATATCATCTGCAAGATCTAACCTGTGCTGGTCTAAATCTACCCCCTCCGGTAGAAGACCTTCATCAATCATTCTTCTATCTACAGCTTTTTTAGCTGGGCCTAGAATTTTATTTCCTAAACTTATAATTTTATTCTTAACTTCTATAGCTTTTTCTGTAGGTTTAGCAGCTAATTCTTTAGAGTTTTGAATAGCAACTTGTTCATACGAAATCTCAATGTCTCCAGCGTCTGTTTCAATTTTTGAAAGCATTGGAGTACCTCTTACAACAGTTCCACGCTTAGTTGTCCTCTTGCTCGGGGATGTACCACCGCTACGTGCTGGGGGCTCAAACTCTACAGGAAGGCCTACGTCTGCGATGGATTGTATGTCATTTATTGCAGCTAGAATAGTTTGCTTATCTACAGGTTCTGTAGCATCCTTCTTTTTTGCAAACTCAGAAATAACCCAGTCGGAGTTTTCTATGCTGTTGTCAACGTTTAGTGGCTCTTCTTCCTTAGGCGACGGGCCAGTAGAGCCAAAGTCGCTCTTATTAAACTCAATGAGGTTGTCAAAGGCATTTCTATCTTTAGGAAGTTGGTCCAGTAAGTAAGAAATTACTTGATCCTTGTTTTGATTAATAAATGCTTTTTGATTTAGATCGGGATCAGAACTATCACTAGTAACAGCTCGTACTAACCTCTGTTTACCTGCCAGTAGAACTACCTCGGCTTCTTCAAAGCAACCAAAACCGGTTCCAGGAATAGAGAGTACTTGCTCAACCGGAACAATAGTACCCATAAACATTCCGGCTCTTTCTGCCAATCTACTGTTAGTAAAGTTAAGAGCAGTGCCGTAAAGCCAAGTCCAAGCTGACATAGGTCTTTGTAACACCTCGACGTCTCCTATGCCATTGTATTCAATACCGGTATCTATCTTTAGAGATTCTTCGTCTACTCCGGTACCTCTGTAAAGTGTTAGGTACTTTACTCCGTAGTTTTTAAATCTATCCTGAGTTAGGTTATACATAGTTTTTAAGAAATCTTTAAGTACCGTTCCATAGGTTAAGTAGTGGTACTCTGCGTTTTCTTTAATCTGATCCCCGTATGAGCCTTTAGGGAACTTCCACTCTGCCCACGAGCCATCAGGCATTTTAAATGCGTCAACAGCAGCCATTTGCAAAGCATGAGACTGCATATCATTACCGTTAGAAGTTTCCGCCCACTGTGCAACAAGCATTGAAGCTACTTTTGCTTTAAATGCTAATACATCTTTTGGCTTATCAAAGAAAATTGCTTTAAAATCTTCATTAGCATAGTAATCTTTTAAAAGAGTTTTATAATCAGCGTTATTCCAATTTGTCCCATAAGTTTCTTCATCATCTGGATCCATTTCATCTAGAAGGTCTCCTAAAGTTCTTATTACTATTCCCTGGGATGAGGAGTGCTCAGATTCGTCTATAAATAGTACAATAGAGTCAGCACTTAACTTATCTGATTTAGTGTCTAGAGCTTTTTTAGCAATTTTTTCACTATCTAGACCCATTGGATTAAACTTATTACGCAGTAAATTGCCAATCCATATACCGTAGTTTACCGCTGCTAGCATGTCTTCAACAGAAGACATCATATTATCGCCTATGTTTCTAGCAGTGATGTCTTTTAGTTTTTCAGGAGTTTCACCCATGAAGGCAATCGGACTATCAACATCAAATGTGTTCGGATCGTACCACTTAGCAATGTCATTGATCCCAGTTTCTTGGTTTTCAACCATACGTTCGTCTAAAAGCTCGGACTGTATTTTAAGCACGTCTGTGAATCCAGGAACATCATTTGGATCTAAGTTGACTCTAGGATATAGAAGATCCTCATCGTTAAACAAGTGGTACGGGTTTATGATGGCACCGTCTTTTACGTTTCTAAATTTTCCTAAGCTTCCATCTTTATTTAAAACCGTGTCCCCAACTCCACCAGCCTTCTCCACTTTTGAAGGATTTTTAAAATCTACAGTACTAACGCCAACAATAACAGGGACGTATTCTCTCCCAGTCAGACGCGCGGCTTCAACTCTGTGGTTTCCTTCTGCAATAAAGGATCTTCCAGTAATAGGGTTGTACCAAACTAGTACTGGCTCTAGATATCCTGTTCCGTCTTCCAAATCCTGAGATATAGAATCAACACTACTCGTCATGTCTGCAAGATTGCCCTTCATTGTGGCAAGTTTTTCAGTTCTAACGTAGCCTAGCGGGTTCCCACCATTACCTATTCCATATATGTTAGTGCCTTTAGTCATCCACTCTGTAATGTCTAGGTCTGGGTCATTCTTATCTCTGTAAGCATTATTAAGAGGAATTACTTCAAGATACTTATTTGTAACAATTGTAGGTTGCCCTGAAGGAGTTTCTTCTTTAGGAGAAGGCCCGTAATCGATTTCATCGCCATCAAGCTCAGGTTCTTCTACAGGAAGACCTTTCTTTTTAAGAATATCGCGTTGTAGTTGCTGAGACTCTATAGAATCGTGTACTTCTGGTTTTCCAGCATCTACAGAGTTAGAAAAAGCTTTACCATACATGGTAAGAGTGCTTGAGTGATTAATAGGCTTGCTGTAGTGCTTACGAGCTAAATACAATAGTGCTGTTGCAAGACCTCTACGTCTATAAGCATCATCAGTCCCTATAATGCCAATTTCAGCACTTCCATTTAAATCTTTTCGGTCACTATCATTAACCTTTAACGAAGATATGTGCAGATATTTTCCGCCAAAACGATCCACATTTTCCATACCTTCAGGTGTAAAGAGTGGCTCTAAGAATTGACTTTCAAGATCGTGTGCTGTTACAATTACAGCGTTGTCTGAGCTATCATCAGTACTTATGTCAGTGAAAATTATATATTTTCTACCGTATTTATCTGTAAAATTATCTGTGTAACGAACAAATCCAGTAAACTTTTTAGGTTTAGTTTTACCAGGGGTAATCTGATTAGCTATAGTTTCAGTGTTTGTTTTGGAGTCTGGGTTAGCTACAGTTATAAATGTATTATATGTATATCTTCTAGCAATTTTAGCTGCACGTATTTTTGCTTCGTCTCCAGAGGCTATGGCTTCTTCAAGAATTTTATTCTCGTGATCCATTGCTTTTTGCTGCTTGGCGTTGAATGGAGTTCCATCTGGAAGTTTGGTGTAGTCATAGTTGTAGATACTATCTAGATCAAGAGTACGATCATTAGGGTTGAAAGGCTCCGGCAAGAACCCTCCAGCCGGTGCTTCTTCTTTAGGGGAAGGTCCAGACTCATTAGCTAGCAACAAAGCTTTAGATTCGTCATTTTTATGAAGACCAGGGTTAGGGTCAACTGAAAGAGAGAATGCTCTACCAAAAGAGGTCAACATTTCTGAATGCTGAACTTCTTTTCCAGAACGCTCTCTTGCTAAGTAAAGAGCTGCAGTAGCTAGACCTCTTCTTAAGTATCTATCTGAAGTGTGGACCATGCTAATTTTGTTATTAAAGACATCTAACATAGATATAGGACTTATATTTTCTGAAGTATCTTTAATATCTTGTAAAGAGTTCTCACTCTTATCGTAAAACTTTACGTTTGACATTCCTAGTCCAGATACCACCTTAGTAACTGCCCAGTACTGTCTTCCGTACTTGTCAGTAAATTCGTCAACGTACTGAGTACTTTGTTTATACTCAGATGGTAGATCTGCGTAAGGCTTACCAGCCCCAGTGTAGTTCATTCTAGAGGTATTGTCATCCAGAAGTCCTACCTGATCTTTAATCGTTTCAATATTAGTGCTGGACTTTAAGTTTGGTTTAGCAAAGTACCCTTGATAGATACGTCTTCTTTCAGCAATACGTAGTTTTCTTTCAAAGTTATTAGTTTCATTGTTAATTGCATCTGTAAGAATATCCATTTGTTGTTGCCTATATACATCGAACGGTGTACCGTCAGGCATCTTGCTGTAATCAAAATTATAGAACTTTTCTAGATCAATGGTGAAGTCTGTAGGGTCAAACGGTTCTTTAAGAAGCTTTTTAGATGGCTTCTCTTCTTTAGGAGATGGTCCCAGATCCTCCGGGATGTAAATGTCAGAGTCAGGGAACACGAAGTAAGGGTTTACTTCTTTTGTTGTTTTTGAGCTGACGTCAGTGTTGAAAGGGTTACCAGGAGTTTTTTCTACTATGCCGGGGGTAAAGTCCTCGGAATCGTCTTCATCTCTAGCAGATATACCCCAAGTCACTAGAACTGTAGGTATAAATTCTTCGCCAGCGTTGATAGCTGCCTGTACTCTGTGGTTACCTTCCAGTACTGTAGCATACCCAGTATCCGGGTTATACCCTACTAGTACTGGCTCGTATAGTCCCTCTCCACTTCTATAATCTTGTTCAATACTGTTTACAGTAGTTGGCTCTGCAGCTAAGTTGCCTTGAATCTTTTTCAAGGCTTCAGGACGAACTAGGCCGATGATGTCGTTATCTGGACCTATACCTATCTGAGTATTCACGTCAAAAGGTTGGTACTCTAAGTTAGGGTGCTTTTTATCTAAGAAATCTTTGTACGCTTTAGCAATAGCGTCCGTGACCTCTTCTTTAGGAGACGGGACAAACTTCACCCAGTTTGCATTTCTACTACTATTGTCTAAGTTGTACGGTTGGTTTTGATCATCAGAAACTTCCTCTTCCTTAGGTGACGGGCCAGTAGAGTCAGATATCCCCGAGTTGCGGTTAAGAAGATCTTGAGTATCCGACTCACTTAAATTAGTAAAGTGTTCGTCTATCTGAGGCAAAGCTTTTCTAAGGAAGAAGTCTCTTTCTGAGACAGGATCATTTGAAACCACAGCGTCGGACAGCCAATTTCCTGTGGATTTTTTCTCCTGAGAATTATTTTTATGAACAGCTGCCATAACTTTTCTCGGGAACCCGCCAAGAAGGACAAGCTCTCCTTCTTCAAAAGAACCAAAACCGGTTCCAGGGAAGCCTAGCACCTGACCCGCTGGAACTAAAGTTGCTACAAACATTGGATCTCTGACATCATTATCTCCACTATTTGCAGCAAATCCTAAAGCGGTTTCTTCGTCAAAAGACCATGATGACATAGGTCTTTGCATTACATTTACCATACCTACACCAGAGGACTTAAAGTCAGAATCTCCTTGTACATCTCTAGCTTCAGTCACGCCAGTACCTCTATACACTCTTACGTATTTAATACCTAGGTCTTTTAAATACGCCTGAGTAACTTTGTACATACTTTTAATAAAGTCCATATACACTTGAGAGTTCATGTCATAAAGATAGTCAAGTTTTTCTTTATAACTTTTACTAGTTTCTCTCATCACTTCTTTTAGTTTTTCGTCTGGCTCGTTTTCTATATATGATGTTGAAGTTGCCCAGCTTCCATCTTTCATATTAAAAGCTTCAACGGCTGCTTTTTGTAGGGCATCGGCAAGTGTCTCATTGTTTGAAGTCTGAGACCACTGTTTAATAAAAAGAACCGATCCAACGTATCTCATAGATTCACTTATGTCAGGGCTATTGCTAGACAATATAGTCATATCATTTTTATTTGCATACTTACTTATTTGCTTTTTAAGTCTTTCTGGAGTGAAATATGAGTCAGGTCTATCTTCATCGTCATCTATAAAAGCATTTACCGTGCTTACATACATAGTCACGTCTTCTGCATCATAAGAAAGGATTAGAGAGTCCCTAGTTAGATTGTTTAGATCTGTCCCAAAAGCTTTCATAATAATGTCGTAATCGTCAGACTCATCTTCATTATCCGCTAATAGATCATATACTTCTTCACCAATGTACAGTAATTCTTCATTATTTGCTAAGGCTAGTGACCTGAGGATGTTCTTTGCAGAAGATTTCATTTCAGCGGAAATTAGTTCAGCTGCAACTATTTTTAGATCCTGTGACATCGGTGCCATGAACTGTAGATTTTTCCAAATGTCTAGTGATTCTGGTAGATTCTCTGGGTCAACCGATATATCCTTATAGTCAGCATTCTCAGAAAAATCTTTTCCTAGCCCATCTGCTAGAACTTTTAGCTGAGCTGCGAGGATATTACCTGGAGTACGATTAGTGTCTACCTCATCTCCTCCGTCATCCTCTGGGATCTCTTCCTTAGGCGATGGACCGGTCTCGCTTTGTATCTTAATAGATTCTTCATTATTGTGAAGTTCTGGCTTTCCAGGATCAATACTGTTTGAAAAAGCAAAACCCATTTTAGAAAGATTGTCAGAGTGTACTACCGGAAGGCCAATTCTCTTTTCTAAGATAGCAACCATAGCCGTTGCTAGACCTCTTCTTTGGTAGTTATCTTTAACCATTGCACTTTGGATTTCTGTAACAGATGGATCTCTATAGATATAAGTTTGCAGTGCCCCAACATCACTCATACCGGAGACTGGCTGATCGTTTCTTACATAGTCCTCCGGTAGAGGCATTCCTTCAAAGTTTTTCTCGTCATAAGCTACTACAGTCTGACGTCCAGAACTTTCGTCTATGTTAGTTACTATGTAGTATTTTCTACCGTACTTATCGGTAAACGTGTCTACGTATCTTGTATACTCTTTTTTGCTAGCTTGATCAAAATACTTAACGGCTGGCTTATCGCTAAACTCTACTTGATTAAGAATGCTCTCTCTTGTAGTAGAAGAGCCTTCGGTTGGCTTAGCAATTATTTGTTGATATAAAGTTCTTCTAAAGTTTTTTAGATTCAGAACTGGATATGAAGTCTCGTCTCCGTTATTAGCTTTAAGAGTGTTTTCTATTCTTCTAGATATAATGTCCATCTGCTCTTGATCAGCATCATTGAATGGAGTACCGTCAGGCATTTGAGTGTAATCATAGTTGTAGATTGTATCTAAGTCAATTTTTTTATCTCTAGGATCAAAAGGCTCGGGTAAGAAATTGCCTACTGGAGTTTCTTCTTTAGGAGATGGGCCAGTGTTAGAGTTCTCTTCTTGCCATGCTATAGACTTTTCGCTCGTGTGGTCTTGAGGATTCCTATCTACACTATTAGAAAATGCAAATCCAGCATTTGATAGTGAAGTGCTATGAACAATAGGCTCTTTAGAATACTTTCTAGCAACATTAAGAAGTGCTGTGGCTAGACCACGTCTACGGTACTCCGGCCATGTTGTTACAAGATCAATATATCTCTTAGATTCATAATTTTTATCATTAGGATCCGGGGTAGCATATGTAGTCCCTATAAATGCAATATGTAAGTCTGGAGTTAGGTAGTTTTTTGAATCTATAAAATCTTCTTGAACTTGCTCTGGAGTTTTTCCAGTAGTGTCATAAGCAGTAACGTAAAGATTGCCCGTATTGTTCTGGAAAATATCGGTTAGCAAAGCATAACGTCTGCCGTACTTGTCTGTATAGTAGTTTAGATATCTTTTTATAGAGGTGCTCGCATTGAAAGGATTTGGATATTCCTCAACTGGAGAGTCTAAATCAAAATCCCCTTCAATCTGGTCCTCAACCGATTCTACAGTTGTAGTAGCTTTTGGGTCAGGTTTAGCAGTAACTTTTAGATATGTATCAAGTCTGTGACGTATAGCATTTTTAATATCTTCTTCAGTTCCATTATGTATTTCACGCAGAACTGCAAGTTCTGCATAGGCCATATCTCCTGCTTGACTTCTGGTAAATGGAGATCCGTCTGGATTTTTACTGTAGTCAAAATTGTAAAAGGCTTCTAGATCAAGATTTGGGTCCTGGGGATCAAAAGGCTCAGGGAGGTATCGAGGCTCTTCTGGCTTAGGCATTTCATCTATCTTTTTAAAGTGCTCATCTGCAGCTGGCCATAGGTTACGAGACATTTCTTCAGGCATACCGACTGCAACAGGCTCAGTCATAAAGTAGGAAAGCTGATCCCTTGTGGAGAACATGCTTAGGAACTCACCCATGTCAATTGGAAGATCCCAGCTGACTTGCTTAATCCAGTCAGCATTTTCGCTAGAGCTGTCTAGATTTATACTTGGACCCTCTTCTTTAGGGCTTGGACCAGTTTCAAAGTCTTCGCTAGAGGCTAGGACCTCAACAAAATTACCGTTCTCTTTTTCCGTTGTAAGAATGGTTTTAGGTCCAACTTTGTTTTTTACAGTTTCTAGGAACTCGTTTCTGCCCATCAAAGAAAGGTCTCTTGGGACAACATAAGTAGCTGGAGTTAGTTCGCCTCCCAACACGACAACTTCAGCTTCGTTATAGCACCCAAAACCGCTACCAGGCAATGCAAAAATTCTTTCAGCAGGGATTTTTACACCAGCAATTAGCGGTGTATTACTTCCGTACCTACTTGAAAAGGTATTAGCTATCTCAAATTTAGTTGACCATGATGACATAGGTCTGTGATATACATAACCTTCTTGAGGAGCATTAACAAAGTCGTCAAACTTAGGATCTCTTAAATCTCTGGTACCAAACCCAAAAAGTGAAAATGGTAAAGGAAGCTTGTCACTGTCTTTAAATTCTGAAACACCAGTCCCTCTATAAAGAATCATTCCGTCAATTCCGGCTTCTTTTAGAGCATCTTGGGTAGAGTTGTACATAGCGTATAAAAACTTTGTGTAAACTTCTTTATGCTCGTTTGCTTCAGCTACAATTCGCTGATCCAGATAGTCTTGTAGGTCATCTAATGTATTAACACCTGCAGGTGCCCTACCAGCCCTACGCATGTTTGCAATATAAGACTCATTTTCATTCTCTACAAAGTTCCAGCCAGCAGTGGCTTTACTATCCATAGCAAAAATTTCGGATGCTAGGTGCTGCATGGCGTGCATTTTTAAGTTATTGTCATTAGAAGATATTGCCCAGCTCTTAATTAAGTACCCGATCATCCCCTGCTTTAGGTGATCAACATCATCCTGGTTGAAGCTCGAGAATACCCTAAGGTAAAATTTGTCTTTCATGTAATCTATAATGTCTTTTGACTCTATAGATTCCGCTGGACCAAAAGCATCGCCCTTTGATTTTTTAACTGCATCAATAAGATTGCTATCAACAGTAAATATAGATAAGCCGTCAATCATAGAATTATTAATTGGTTGGACTAAAAGCTCTGTACCATCTTTTATATCAGACAAATCTGCATTAAAAGCATTATAAACCCATGCAGAATCTTTTTGTGAAGATCGTGGCTCAGTATAAACCCATTCGGTAGGAGAGAGCATTGTAGAGTACATAACATTTAAAGTTTGACCAGCGTGAAGTAGGTCAAGAGCATCTGTATTGGTTGTTATGGCTTTTAGTAGGCCGTCAAATTTAACGTCAGGCATATACCTATAAATACGCTTGGCAGCTACTTGTTTGAGAGCCTCTCCTATGCTGTGAGAGTTGGCCACTCTAAATAGCGTGTCCCGGAGAGTTTCGTCGTACCTATCTTCAATTTCACCGAGTCTTACAGCTTCTTGGATGATTGCATTCTGTAGGTCTGCAGCTGACTGAGCAAACACTTCTTCTTCTTTTGGAGACGGGCCTAGGTCTCGCACCTTAGCTGCTTGGATATCTCCAATATCACGCATTTTTTGGTCATAAACTTCTCGGATCTTTTCTAGATCTTCTCCGCTATTTTCTGACTCATTGTGTAGGGAGTTTAGCTTCTTCAGTTCGTTATAGATCTCTTTAGTAGCTGCCTTGTAGACGTCCTTATCAGCACCAGGCTGGTTTCTAAAGTTTTCAATTATATCTTCTAGAGCATTTCTAAATACAGCTAGGTCATTCTCTAGGTCTTTGTTGTACTCGGTCCCAACTGCTGGATTAACTTCAGGCTTCTCTTCTGCAGGCTTAGCCTCGGGAGCACTGGTAGCAGCCGACTCAATTCTAGCTTTGTGCTGTCTAGCTGAGAGAGGGTTCCCATTTTCATCTGTAGGGATAAGTCCTCTATAAACTTTTTCTCCACTACCGGTAGCTACTCTTTCTGCAATAGAGTCTAGATCGTCAGGTCTTCTAACATTTTCTTCAGCCCCCCCTGGAAGTTCCCCATTTACTGTTTCATATACACTCTTTCCATTGGAACCAACTATGTATTGCTTGGCATAGCCGTTGCCATCTTCATAGATATAGAAAAGATCCCCAGCTTGAAGCCCTCTTATTTTTGAAGAAGGTATAAATTCAATAGAGTCGGAAGTTTCAGGCTCAGGGGGTGTACCTCCAGATTCAAACGCATCTGGAGTCAAGACTAGAACGTCAGCCTTAGCAGGGTTGGAAGAGTGGCTCACCCACCCGTCGTCCAGTATAGGTCTTAATTTACCTCTCTGCGGTTCGTTTTCTATTGAAACTACTTTTCTAAATTCTTGCTCATAGTACCCTTTGGCACCCCATTTATCCCAATTGAAAGGTTTAGGGTAGTCTAAATTTCTTATGGCTAAAACATAGTCTCCAGGAACTACATCCATAATATTTTTAACTGTAATTAGTCCACGATCTCTTAAAGATTTCCACAATTCTAGCTTTTCATCCACTGACAACTTTAAATTTACATTATACGCATCATTAATCTCTTTCTTAACAACTTTAGTGACAGAATCATCTTTAGACTCAGTAGTTGGAGTTTCGGTTGATGTAGCAGGAGTAGCAGGAGTAGTAGTATCTTCTTTTTTAGCCTTATCTTTTTCGGCTTTTTCAATATCTTTTTTGTCTTTAGGACTTAAAGCAAGGATCTTTACAAGATTGTTGTAGTTGTAAGTAGTCTCTTTACCTTGAAGATCTCTTACAGTAATTTTGGATACGCTACCAGCAGTCTCTTTTTTAGTTACCATACCGAGTGCGTACCCGTCTGGACCGTAGATAGTCCAGTCTTTGTCAACATTCATAGCAGGGTACTTTTTAGCTATATTGCTATTAAGAGCAACCGGACCAAAACCTTTAGGTGTTGTAGGAGTTGTAGAAGCTCCAGCCTTTCCAGACTCTTCTTTGGCCCACTCGGCTTCTATGACTGCAGAAGTCCTGTCTTCATTTAGTGAAGGGTCGGAACTTGTAGGCTTAAAAGCATCAAAAATCATCTTAGGCACTTTGATTGTGCCGCGTTTTTCGTCAATAAATAGACGGTACTCTACAGGCCCCCACGAGTGTACAGGTTTTCCATTTACATAGTTTGTGTCTTTTCTAACTTGGAATTTACGTTTACCGATAGCGAATCTCTTATAGAGTTCGCGGTAGGTCATGCTCTCGCCTTCCCAAACAACTTTGGAGTCGAGGTGCTTGTTGATTTTACCAAGTTGCATTGGAGATAGGCCGCTGAAGTCAAGAACTCCGCCAGCAGTTTCAATTACGTTCTTTGCAGGCTCTTCTGTAGTTGTAGTCTCTTCTGCAGTTTCTTCTTCTTCTTCTTCTTCTTCTTCAGTAACTTCTTCTGTAGTAGTGCCTACCTTAAAATCGATCTCTTCAAGTAGGTTGTCAAAGTTAAACTTTAAAGCGTCAGTAGGTTTGCCAGCACCCTCATCTACACCCTTTCTAACTAGTATGTTTAGCTGCTTCATTGCGTCTAAAAGTTCAGCTACTCTCTTAGTAATAGCTCTTCTTTCATTCTCATCCGTCGAAGTGTTTCTAGTATTGCTTAAGATGTCCTTATAATCGCTAAGTTTATCATGCAGCACTACAACAGGGAACGTGCTAAGCTCTTGCTTCAAACGCTTAGCTTCGCGCTTCATATTCTTGCCTCGTTTAGCGGCTAAATACTTTCTGTAAAGTAGCCCAACTTCAGTCCAAGCGTCTTTATTGGCTTGAAGTTGCTCTTCAGTAAGTTCTTCTGTTCCTGTTTCTGTCCCAGTTTCTGCAGGTGCGCCGACATTTGGGTTCTCGTCAGAGTAGCGAGCTATACCTCCGTCTATACCAAATTCTTTTATAAACTCTTCATCAGTAAATACTGTTGTATAAGGTTTTGAATCTTTAACTGCGTCACGTTCGACTTCAAAAATTCTATTGCCATCTTTATCTTTTCCGACAGAAAGAATCTTCGCGTAGAAATTTGTAGACAAAGATTGGCTCTTAGTACCCGCCCAACGGAAATCAGGGGGAAAGAATGCACTATTCATAAGATAGTCGCCAGCTTGAAGCTGATCTAGAGATTCTAATGCAATGTATTCGGATGTGTAAGGAACGTTCTCGCCGCCTGTTTTAGCCACAGCATTAGCTATCATTCTTCTAGCTTCTTCTACAGCTTTTTTCCACGCTTCAGGGTCATTGATGTCACCTAGAACTACAGCGTTCCTATCTTCAATCAGTCTGCCTCTGTAGTAATCTTCATGCCAGTTTTTACTAAGTAACTCTATTTTCCACTGGCCTTTTCTTCCAATAGATTCATAGGCAGGTTCGTAGTGAATTTGAGCCCCAAAACGAAGTCCATCTTTCACACCAATGTCGTTGTAGTCCGCTTCGTGACGGAACCCTTCTCCATTTATTGCATAGTAGATATAAGAATCACCCTCTATACCCCCTGCTGGGCCGTGGGCAGGGAAGATCTCGACATCATCTGGCAGCGGGTGGGTGTGCGCTCCGGTTATTCCTTCTGAGTCATCTTCAGTCTCGGTTGTGGATTTCTTTCCAGTAGAGTATTTTTCTATAGCTTTATCAGCTATTTCATAAATTTCTTCCTCAGTTAGGTAACCTTTAGTGTTTGACTTATCATACATTTTTTTGGAAAGAGCTTTTTTCAAACTTTGTACAAATATATGATCTTCACTAAGATCAGGTCCAATTTTATCTTCTACAGCTTTATAAATTTTTTCTAAAGAATCTTCAGATTTGTTAGGATCTTTATCTATATCCATCCCAATAAAATAACGTAACTCTTTCATTTCACGTTTTGCAACTCGTTTTTTAACAATCTCGAGTGTAGATACTTCAATAGTCGGATCATCATCAGAGAATCTTACTGCACCACCGACGTAATCTAGTTTTTTGTCGGTAAGATTTTTAATTTTACCGTCTTTTCCTTGAATTTTAAAAGTACGATTACCTTCTTTATCTTTACCGATAGAGAGTACTTTACCTATAATGCTTGAAATATATTCTTCCGGACGGTCAGTATCAGAAAAATTTACGGAAGGCGGGTAGCTAGTTCTAAAAATTATATAGTCATTTACCCTAACATCATCTAAAGATTTTATTGGACGGTGCTCATAGCCATAACGAATATTTTTACCGCCATGACGAGCTATTGCGTCAGACACAAACTTTCTAGCTTCTTTTACAGCTTCTTCCCAGGCTTTAGGGTCATCTATGTCACCTTTAATAGTTTTATATGTTTCAGAAAGAGACAGATCTTTTATGCCTCTTTCTTGATCTAAAGAACTATTAGCATCTCTTAATCCAACATACCAATGGCCTTTACCTTCGATATACTCAATTACTGCACCAAATCTTAAACCATCACGGATGCTAGCTGAGGTCTCTCCAAATATATCTACATCTGCTTTTAGGTTTATACCGTATAAGGTTAAGCCACCATTTCTAATTTTAAACATCTCTACGTCATCAGGTAGAGGGAAGTTGTGCCCGTCTGTTGCTTTACCGGCAGGTCTAGCCGCTGGAGTAGTAGTAGGAGCATTAATCTCTCTATACTTCTTAGCAAGCTCAGCGTAAGACTGGTTCATAATATTTTCTAGAGCAGATTGATCGTTAGCATCTCCGTCAACTTCAAAAGTTGCAACTACGTTACCCTTCGGGTCTAGAATGTTGGCAGTCCATTTGCCATCTTTGTGGGATATGACGGCTCCGAATGGAGGCTTCTTTTCCATATCTTTCTTGGTATCTCTACCAGCTTTTAGTTTTCCAGTCTTAGCATCTTTTACAACTCTCCAGATGTGATCATTACCAACTTTTTTAAACGGGTGCGGAAACTGTCCTGGAAGTTCGTTGTTGTTGTACTCTTTATTTCTTTTTGCAAGAGCTTTTGTAGCAAATTCGAATGCCATTCTAAAAGTTTTTTGCTCGTCTTGATCCCTCTCGAACTCTAGTACGTCTCCAGGGCCATACCCATCTCCAGAGATTTTTCCATCCCAATTAATCCACTGAATCTCTTTATAGTATTTATCCAAAGATCCATCAGCTTTTCTTGTGTAGGTAATCTTTATACGTCCACCTGGAGAACTGAAATCTTTATTGTGCCAAATAATTGTTGTCTTTTTGCCAACTGCAAACTTTGCAGGGTCTTCTGAAGGAATTACACCTTCTTCGTCATCTTCTGACTCTTCTTCTTTAGGGGAAGGTCTAGTATCATTATCTTGCTCTTCAATCTCAAAACCTTTTTCAATAAGATTTTTTTCGTCGGTTTCGGCAGGAAAGTCCGGGGTAGGATGGGTCATTCTTACATAACCCTCGTTTGTTCCATAGCCCTTAGGATCGATTTTTCCTCGGCCAATAGGGTCGTCTGTTGTTATTTCTGATTCTGAGGTAGTTTCAGTGGCGGTGGCTTCAGCTTCTTCTTCTTCAGTCCCTGTCTCAGGCTCAGAACTGGCGTTCTTTTTCTCAATGTATTCTTTTGCCGCAGATACAGCATCTTCTATACTATTGAATTTTCTAGGTGTATCATATTTGCCATCTTCAGTTTTAGTCCAGAACATGTGATTTGTAAACTCATCAAACTCGCCATTAAAAATATCGTAATCAAGTACGCCAAGTTTTTTAAGTTCTTCTAAAGCTGTTGCAACATCCCTTTCAGCAAGTTTTTTTACAACTTCTATATCCATATTAGGATTTTCTTTACGATGCTTTTTAATAAAACTGTTATACATTAAGTTTTTTACAGAAGAAAATTTATTATTTCTTATTTTTTCTCTATCTTTTTTGTCTCCCTGAGACCCATTCTTAGGACTTAACTTAGATTTATTAAGTGGATATCCTATTTCTGAATTTAAAACATTTACAATGTACCCCCCTAGAATTTCATATCCCTCTTCATACGAAAGAAATTCATTAATTTTATAGTCATAGCCTTTTTGAACAAAGTATTTGTAGATCCTAATAGTCTTTTTTTGACCGTATTCATCGATTACATCTACAAGATCTCCGACTTTAATAGGGTTTCCGTCAGCATCAAAATTTTCCCCCTGCTCGGTAGGCTTAGCAGATTCTTCAGATACAGGTTGCTGCTTACCTAGGTTGCTGCTGATAATATCTTGTACAGCTTTGACAACTTCTTCCCAGTTTCCCCTGAAGCTATTTCCTTCAAGTTTTTGAACGTGCTTGATTTCACCAGATTTTAGGTTTTTATCTAAAAGATCTAGAAGCTCTTCGTAATTAGTGTCTGCTGCCTCAGCTAGGTACGGACGTAAGATGTCATCTAGAATACCGCCTGCTGGGTCGGTCTTTTCGCCAGATTCATCTTCAAATATAATTCTTTCTTTGAGAAGTTCTTTTATGCTGTTTAAAGCTTTGGCCTGTCTCTCCCCATAACCTGGGTCCAAGAATTCTCTTACATAATCTCTAACTTGGTACCACGGGTTGCCCTTCCCTATATAGGAAAGATTTTCTTTCAAATATTCAGCTAGTGCAGCATAATCTTTTAGGCCTAATTTTTTAATTTCTTCTATTACACCGTCTGCAAGATCGGATATGAATCGATCTCTCTCATCTAGATCTTCACCGGGACGAATTACCATACCTATATTTATCGCAATTTTTAGCCAATTTCTTATTGCTGCTAAATTAGGATCTTCAGGTTCTGACGATCCACTTCCGCCTTCTGGCTCGCTGGAGTCTGTCTTAGGAGCAGACATAACTCTTACTAGATCTCCTGTCGGAACCACTGCATGTTTGATATCACCGGTTATAGGATCAACGTAAACAATAACGCGTTCTTTAGCGCCTCTATTTTTTCTAGGATCGGAGTTTACGCCCTGCTTAATTATGTTTACTACAATAGCCGGACCTTCAGGGCTGTTATAGATCATGCCAGGTTTTATGTCTTCAACTTTAATCTCTGAAGAGTTAGAGTCATCTAGAGTTTTTGGAACTTTTTCTGGGAAGTCAGGTGCGTTGTCTGGTACAAAGTGCACACCGTCTTTGCTTAGATAAACAATACCTTCTCCGTGGACTATATACTCATCTAAACCTGTCGGGAATACGTCTCCAGGTTTGAAATCTTTACCTTCAACCCAGTAGTGCCAGTTTCCGTTTTTATCTTTGCTTACTCTTACAACTTTTCCGTGAAGATTTCCATCTTTGTCATATAGAACATCTCCGACTGCAATGTCTTTTGGACGCTTAGCGGTGTCTTTTACAGATTTAGCTTTTTTATTTAATCTTTTAGCGTTGTCTGTCCAGTAGGCCGGCTCCGCGTCAATATATGGCTCAATAGCGATCTTCCAGAAATGAGCAACGGAAGGTAAAACCTGATCTTCTTTATTGTGGAATGCAATGAAAGCTCCCATAAATAGGTCGGCCATTCTTTCATCAAAATCAATATCGGAGCTTTTTGGAACTATGTTAAATCTCTTGAATGGTGCAGAATCAGATCCCCAGAAAATCTTTTTTAGTTCTGCCCAGACTGGACTTCCAGTCATTTTTCCATGTTTTTCTCTGTTAAATAGGTGGCCAAGCTCGTGAGAAAATGTAGATAGGAGAAGAGAGATACGCTCTCCACCTAGAGTTCCATAACGATCTTGACCAGTCTTAGGGTCAGTGCCCATAAACTGAACCATGTCATTATCGCCCTCAAGGTTGTGGAGCTGATCCCACAGTATAAGTCTTAAACCACCGTTTTCATCTACGTCAGATTCTCCCAAGCAAACTTTTCCAGTTTCCGGATTAAATCCTAGTTTTCTTTTATCAAATGTTAGGGCTCCAGCCTTACCAAAGATAATGGTAGTTGGCAACTTAAATCCAAATTTTACAGCTGTATCTAAATAACCTTTTAGCTCGTCTAGTAACCTACCGTCAATGTCAGAGTTGCTATCAAACTCTATTCTAATTCCTCGGTATGTGAGAATACCTCTACCATTATCAATTGCGTCCATGCTTCTATGAATAGCTGCAGCTATTGCATACATAGTTTCATCTACAGGTCGACCAGGTCTTCTTAGATTCCAGAACATTTTTACAAATTGATCTAGATCTGCAGCAGAGTCATATATATCTTTAAATTCTTGAGGGTACTGATCCCAGCCAGACATTCTGCCAAATCCCATAGGGACATAGTTCTTAAGTTTTTTGACTTTCTTTTCTTTTAAGCCAACCCGTCTACGAAGTCTTGCTAATACGTCTAGTACATCGTTTGAAAGCCCTGGACCACCACGCTCTTCCTTTGGAGATGGGCCGGTGTTGTTATTAGGCCTAGAGATATCGTTATCTAGGCGAGCTAAAACTTCTGCTGCTTTTCCTCTAGTAGTAGCCTCGGCTATAGCTTTTCTAGCTTCTTCAGCAACTACCGAGTTGTCTGAGTTAGCAAGTTCGTTTAAAGCATCTAGTTGCTTCTGTGTGACTGGATTGTTCTGAGATATAGAGTTTTTAAACGCAGCCATGCGTTCTTTATAGAGTCTCTGCATTTCTGGAAAATTAAGCAGACGCATGTCTTGATTGTCTTCTTTAGCAGCACGGTCAATGATTGCTCTAACGAGATTGTAAGAATCTTCTGCATCGCCATCAGCTGAGTGCCAGTTAGCAGGCTCAAACCCTAGGAAGTTAGCAACTGGGCCAAGGCTAGAGCTAGGTCGCATCCGACCTGTTTCTTTGTCTGCTATTTGCTTAGGACCGTCAACTCCCTTTTCAGGGTCATATGTGGGTAGCAGTGAAGCTAGGTCTTTAGAGTCAATAGTTCCAGCAATGTCTAGCTTTACGCCAGCTTCGTCTGCCATACGCTGAAGAATTTCTAGATCAAATGGAACGTTCTGTCCACCTAGTAAAGCTTTAGGGCCAATAAATTCTAAGAACAGTTTGAGAGCTTCAGCCGGACTCATCTGCTCGGCTAGCCACTCAGGAGTTACCAGCGTAGACTGTGGCTTACCGTTTTCATCTAAAACTACATTCCCATTCTCATCAACAACGTCACGCTTAAGGTTATCTGCAGACCACTCAGAAAGCTTGCTGCCAGGGTTCATGTAAACATTGAATCTGCCAATAATCTTTCCATTTTTAACTTTTACTGCACCAAGCTGGATAGGGGAGTTTTTAATTCCGTCGCCATCGTAGTTGCTAATGCCGGTTGTTTCAAAGTCGAAGTAGGTGACTACTTGGTTAAAAAGTCTTTTAGCAACGTCTGCCCAGTTTTTGGCTCCGCCTACAATTCTTTGGAATGCCCCGGTAAATGCACCTGGAGTTGGAAGACGTGCACCGTTAGCATCCATTGTTGCTGTCTGCAGGTCAATACCTAGAGCAGCTACAGAGTTCTCTTCTTTTGGAGACGGCCCTGTGGCTGGAGCCTGTTGCCCATCTTCTCTAGCTCCTACCCACGCTGTGATTTGGTGGTCAGCAGCAATGTTCATAATTGCACGACGTCCATTTTGGAACTGAATAAATATTTGCTTAGTGCCGTTAGCTAGAGTTCTAACTTGGGTAACTTTTCCGTACTGGTCAGACCCTTGGTCATAGACAATATTTCCAGTAGCTAGATCTCTACCCGCTACAGCAGCCTGAGTGAGCGTAGACGCTTCTTGCTTGTAGTCGCCTGGATCTGGTAGATCCGCTTTAGAGTCTTCAAGATCCTGTGGGGTCGGGTCTTCTATTGTAAGAGTATCTTCATCTTGAATACCCTCATCCCCGACTTCAAATCCTTCGGTATTTTTACCTAGTTGGATGCCTCGTTTTTTAAGGTATTCAGGATCCAGTGTTGCTAGTATTTCTTCAGCATTATCGTTTCTAATGTGGACAATTTTTCCACCAAAATTAGGATCGCTAGGGTCAACTAAGACTCTCGCAAATTTGCCATCAGGAGTTGCATTAATAAACTTACCAACGATACGTGCAGTTCTCCCCGCATCTGTTCCTCTGTTTTTACCTAGGCGTACCTTACCTTTAATTCCTCGGCCCATTTCAATCCAGCGTCCGTACTTGTCACGAAACTGGGACGCAACGTCGGCACGACGTTCGGCATCGGTATACTCTCCGTCTCCGGTTCCGGAGGCGTCAGCTAGCAAAGGTTTGATGTATTCGAAATCCACTAGTTTTCAACATCCTTAAAGACGTCTACACCAGATCTACGCTCTAACTCTTTACGAGCATCTAGAGATCCGTTTATGGCTAGATCAACTAATCTGTCGATAGTTAGAGAGGAGTAAGGTACGTCTTCCATAACGTGCTTGTCGTCTTCATAATAGCTGACGGTCAGCATAGGTTCTGGATTAGACTTTTTATTTTCGTCCATTTATATATCCTATGTCTCTACTCTGACGGTGTGTTTTTTAGCTCAGTATTTTCTGTGCTCTCATTATCATACAGGAAGTCTGGATCAGGGTTTGGAAAAGAAATGGCAGTCCAATATTCTTCATCTTCAGGAGTGTAGTCATCAGGGTTAAGATAATTTTCCATAGGGGGATCTCCTCAAAAGTCTTAATAAGTCTAAGTATAGTATAGCAAAAGATACAACTAAAGACTTAGTTATCCACCTAAAGCATCTCTTAGCTGGCTAAGAATATTTACTCTATCCTCAGGATCGGCCAGACTAATACTCCAGTTGCTGGCTTTTCTATCCCAGAAGAATGAGAACGGTATGCTCTTACCCTTAGGGGTTATAGATAGGCTCTTAATTAGATCCTTAGCAGCCATAGTGCTACCCATCAGGAAGATTCGGTTACCTTCGATGCGATAGTTTATGCCGTTTCCAAGACCACCAAAAGTACTGTCTTCACCAGTTATCTCTTCAATTGGCATAGACTCAGCTTCAGTCTGTTTCTCTGGATCATACTCTTCATCCGGGTTATCTTCATAGTAGCCAGCTAGAATATAGTCAACTGCCTTGCTAGCCATAGAAGCTGCCTCGAATAGAGCGTTTGGCTCTGATTCTAGGAATCTCTTCCAAGACTGAACATAAGCAGTTACGTTTTCAATGCTGGTGTTTACACCAAACATAGCAGCTAGAATAGCCGAACCAATCTCCGCGATAAGCTCTTCACGAGCACGGACATCCTTGTGTGTACCGTAGTTCTCTAGTAGATCCTTACGGTCTAGTCTATCTGCAGCACCGGTACTGTGAGTAAGTTCGTGGAACAAGGTGTCTAGGTGTTCCTCAGTGCTGTTGAACTGCTCTCTTAGAGGCAAGCTAATTGTGTCAGTCTGAGGTGACCAGAAAGCTGAGTCGCCAGGGGTATATACAATGTTAGGTCCTCCTGCGTAAGACTCTAGAATAATGTCTTCAATCTCATGAATTGCAGGAGGCTCTTTTCTAGGAAGTGGTGGAATAGTAATACCCTTAACCACATCCTCGTTGTAAACAACGTCAACATCGAGTCTAGTCCTAGTTCTAGAGCCATCGTCTGGTTTCTGATCTCCAGTCTTTGGGTCAACTACAACTTTAGTTTCGTCTGGTTTTACAGTGTACTTACTCTTAACAACCTTAGTAATAAGTACGCCATCGTTATCGTCGACGTAGCCACCAAGCTTAGCAATAGCGTTCTTTGTATACCAGCGAGTACCTTTGTAGCCTCTAAATTGGCTTAGAACTTCTAGAATGATTAAGTTTCCACCCTTGTAGTTTTTGCCAGTAGCTCCTGATGTAGGTAGGTAGGCTCCGCCGCCAGTCCAAGGCTTCTTCCAAGGAATGATTCCCTTGTCCATAGCTTCTGAGACCTGAGCCATAACTTGATCTACAGCGTCTTTGTTACTCTTTATAGGCTTCTTAGGGCTTTCTTCTTTAGGAGATGGGCCAGTATCTTCTAGATCTTTCCAGCCAAAGATTGCTTGGGATGCCCCAAGAATTCCAGATTTGTTTACTGCTTCAGAGATTTTTACAAACTTGTCACCATTCTCATCGGTAAACAGTTCTACTTTCTTATCTGGCAGAGCGGATCTAAGTTGAGCTACGTACTCTTCTGGATCTAACCCAGCAGGGATAGGGTCAAGAACAGGAGTTTCTAGCTGAGCCGATACTCTTTCAGCAGCGTTTACTGCAGCTGTAAGCTCCTTAAGACCACGCTCTCCGCCAGGGAACTGAGGGTCACGAGAGATTGGCTCAAGAGACATTTGGTAGTCATACTCGGCTTGAATAGCGGCGTCGTATGCTGCATCAATCTCTTCCTGAGACATTGCTGTCTGCATAGAAGTTGACCCAGTAAACATTTCGTTTGTACCATCTAAAACAGAGTTAGGGGCAGTCACTCTATTTTTACCAGTCTGTTTACGATATGATTCAACAAACTCTAAACCTTTTAGCTTAGCTTTATTTTTTTCATAGTCGCGCATAACTTCTGGGTCAGTCTCAGCTAGATTTCTGCCTCGGCCTTCCATGTAAGAAATAAGATCGTCAGTTGAAGCAATAGAATCTTTCAATGATTTAATCTTTCTAGAAAGAGTGCTTGACTCGTAGGTAGTCTGAGATTCTCCATCTTTGGCTTTAGGCATAACTAAAGCCACGTCTGAGTCGGACTCAATTGCCTGCGCAACTAAGTCTAAACTAGATTCTTTAACGGTTTCTTGATCAGCCACAGCGTCAGGAGCATTATCTCCTTCAAATATGGTCTTACCATTTTTACGAACAGATATCTTAGCGTTTATAATGTTGGCTTCATACTTACCGTCTGGAGACTTCCAAGAGTGCTTGTATACATCGTTATTAGGCCCACCTAGGTAGCTAGTGTCCCAGCCGGTAGTGTAGTCATACTTGCTGTTCGGGTTAAGGGCAGAAGCTGGGGACTCTTCTTTTGGAGAAGGGCCTTCAATAACTTTCTTAGCCATTTGGCCGTTGACATATGACGCACCGCCCCCGCCATCAAGAGCTTCAAAGAATACGCTAACTTCGTCGCTATCGTGGCGACTTATCATCTTGATTCTTTTGTTTCCCTTAGGAGTAACTACAATGTCACCCTTTTGCAGAGTATTAGGGTCTACTTCAACAACTCTAAATCCAGAAAGAGGCTCCTGCTTTGCTGACGGGCCAGCGCTGTCTTTTTTATCTGATTGAAGCTCAAGCTGAGCCTGATAGTCTTTACGCTTTTCTCTAAACTCTTCAACTTTGTCGTCAAGCCAGTCTGCTGATCCAGGATCAAGTTCGTCCATAGCTCTAGTAAGACCTACATAAACTAGATTTAAGTTTTCTGTAGCTAGAGGTCTAGGCATCATACCTTTTTTGATAGACTCTGCATCTTTTTTAGCGTTTGGTACTGCCATGTCAGATCCTAGGCGAACCTTAGGGAACTCTAAACCTTTAGATCTATGAATAGTTAGAACTACAGTGTCGACATCCTTACCAGTTAGTGCATTGTAAAGAGCTTCAAGCTGAGCACTGCCGTCACCTTCAACTGGCAGGTTCCAGTCCCAAGTCTTTCCGGTATCCCAGACGTATCCCATAGATTTTAGAGTGTCAGAGTTATTCTTAGTTCCATTGTTCGGGTTTTTTAGTTCTGGAGTCCAAGGCTTAGCATCTCCGGTGTTGTATAGACGGATGTTGCCATTTTTAATTTGGTAGCTAATAAAGTTTCCAAGATTACCAGCGGTACCCCAATTACCATCCTCAGGTCTAACAAATCCCGGGATTCCAATAATTCTAGAGTTATATACAACTCTTTCTAGCTCTTTAAAGACGTCCTTGCTTTCCGAAGGCTGTTTAGCGGCTTGAAGTCTTTCCTCGGTTTTTTCAAGGATAGAAAGAAGCTTAGATACAGACGGGTCTTTATCCTCTGTGTGAAGATCTATCATCTGCTTCCAACTATCGTATCCAGAAAGATCTTCATGCATGTTTCCTGGACGATACTTAGGGTTTGCACCAAATAGCAACCACTTAGCAGTAGCCAAGAAGCTGTTCATTTCCACTTTAAATTCTCTAGTTACACCAGTAGATAGTCCTCTACCAAGCAGTGTCATAATCTCATCTAGAGCACCGGCATTTGACATGGTCAAAATTGCATCTGGATCAACCATGCTTCCAGGAACTACAACCTCTGTCTTTTTATTCGGGTTTCCAACTAATCTCTCGTCATCCTCGTCCTTAATTTCTAGAACTTGGTTGGCATAGTCAGCGGCTTCTTGACCAGCTCGGAACATCATAGTAAGAGGGACTGTAACATCTCTTTGGAACATTCCTAGGCTGTTTACTGCCCCGCGGAATCCATAGATAGATTGGTGAGGATCTCCAACAACAACGAGTTGAATTCCGTTATTGTGTAGGGTGGACTGCTCTTCCAGCATTTTATAGAATACTCCGTTGGTGTCCTGAGCTTCATCAATAAGAAGAATGTCAGGAATAGCACCTAATCCGTGGATACTCTCTCCCTTAGAGTTTGTTTCTTTAAGGTTAGGGTGAGTTAAGGCGAAGTTCTTCATCATGTCATTGAAATTGACTGAAACCTGACGAACAGATGCATCGTGAGGGGATAGCTTGTCTGCCCAGATCTTTTTAGCCAGTGCTAGCAACGAAGGAGTATAAGCTTCATTTCCACCTACTTTTGCTGGAATAAGCTCTTCAAAATGCTTTCTAGATATTTCTTCGTCACCACTAATAGTCCAGTTATTTAGGCCTTTAAGTGCAATTTTGACTGCCAAAAACTTAGAGATTCTTTCTCCGTTAACAAGCTCTACCTCATCCGGAACTTTAAAGTAGTCAGCTAGATCTGCAAGTCCGCTAATTGGTCTATTGTTATTGTCAGACTGCTTTCGCATAGCGCTAAACTTTTTAGATAGTTTACTGTTCGCTCCAGCTTGGAACGCAAGAGAGTCCATAGTTCTTACTTCAGTATTTCCAGGGAACTTAGTCTCAAGCTCAGACTTGATAGCTTTGTTGAAAGCCATCGCTAGAATTCTTTTTTGAGGGTAATAGTTCAGAATAGCTTTTGCAAGTCCAATTAGAGTAGTGGTCTTACCTGTACCAGCTAAAGCTTTGATGACAACGGACCAGCCGCGTAAGCCAGCTTCAATGGCATCTCTCTGCTCGTCAGTAAAATCTTTTCCGATAAAGGAGATATCCATTTTGTTAGCAGCAAGATCTGCTTTATTTTTTCTATCCGCTGGGCGTTCTTCTTTAGGAGACGGTCTAGTACTGATCTGATCGATAGCACCTGCAACTCTTTCAATAGCCGAAGCTATATTACGCTTTTCACTTGGAGTCTCAGCTGTTTTAAGTGCATCTTCCAATTCCACCATTGAATATATTAGACGAGAAATATTTCCTCTTGGGTTTCCTTCTGACTCAATCAAAGGAGTTTCTTCTTTAGGAGATGGGCCAGTGTTGTTTCTACGGTTAGGGAATTTTCTATCTAGGTAAGCATTCAACTTGTCTAGGTCATACCCAATAGGGACTCGAAGACTATCTACTTCTAGATCATTAGCAATGGCATAGTCAAGCTCTAAACTATCCATCTCCCTAACTAGATCACCAATTTCATTGGAGTTGACGTTAGGCAGTAGGTCCCATATCTCAGCTGCTCTTTCAGCTGAAACTAATCCTCTAGGGTCTAGTAGACGTCTTTCAACGCTCTTCAGCTGCTTAGGGCTAGGAGGTTTGATTCTATTTACAGGATCTGCAACAACGTTACTTACAGTGATAGGCTGCTCACCATCGTCTGTTGGAGGGAACAAACTTGAGAAAGTAGGACGGTCACTTGCAGGAGTACCTTCTGAAGATGTAGAGTTACGAGCATTGTTTGCTTGATTCTCCAGATCTTGAACACTTGTTTCAGACCCTCTAGCCGCTGCTTCAATAGCTTTATCGGCTATAAACTTTAAAGCACGTTGAATATAAGCTTCATATGCTGGCTCGTATTTAGCAAGTTTTGCATCGTAATCATTGTCTGATAAATCAAGATCAAAAACATTGTCTTTAATTAGATCGGTATTTGATTTAGCTCTTTTAATCATCTGACTTAAAAGTTTAATGTTTAGGTCTAGGTCATTGACTGAGTTGTGAAGTCCTTCGTAAGAAATTCCTTCATATCTTCCCAAAGCCTCTAGGGAGGTAGAACCGCTTGGCCCAAAGTCACCCATTTTATATGGCCCACTTGGGTTAGTCTTACTGAATGGGTTATAGATGTAGTCAGCTAGTCCAAGAGTGTCGATTATTCCAGCAGGAACGTACTCGTCTAATCCAGCTTCTCTTAGCGTTCTGTTGATAACTTCTAAGTCAAAAGCAGCAACATTGTGCCCAGCTAATACAGCATCTGGACCTAAGAACTCTAAGACTTTAGCTATAACTTCACTCTTGCTTGGAAGACTCGCTATCCACTCCTGAGTGATCGGGTTTCCTTTATCATCTTTTAGGTTTGCCATAGCCCATGCACTCAAAGGAGATCCAGGGTTTACGTAGCTTACAAATGTGTCAACAATCTGTCCGTCTACAACTTTATTAATAGCAATCTGAATCGGATCGTTTTTAATATCTGGCTGTAGAGGAGTAAATACTCCCGTAGTTTCTATGTCTACATAGTGTAGGGTCTTACCCTCTAGAGCCTCGTCAACATCGTCCCAAGTCTTTGCTCCAGATAGCCAGTTACGAACAACTCCCCAGAAAGCTTTAGGTTTAACTCTTCTAGGGGGTCTAGGCCTGTTTGGGTGGTTAGAGTAGTCAATAAGTCCAGGAACTGGATCGTTTGCAGACGGAATCTCTGAAGACATTCCAGAGTTAGGTTCAAAGCTAGTAGCGGATGTGCTTTCTGCAGGCTCGTCTTCAGCTACAGGGTCATACTCGTAAGGCCCATTGTGGTAACCGTCACGGCCAATAACCTCGTCTACCATGCCAGAAAGGGTGTTTAAGACATCCATAGTCTTTGGATTAGGCTTACGGATACGGCCATAAGTATGAGCATCATCCGAGTCATTTAGACCCTTCATGATGGTCTGAAGACGTTCCATAACCTTAGCAGGGGTGATTACATACTTGTTACGTAGGTCTAGTAGACGCTTTAAATCTTGAACGTCCTCTAACGCACCATCAAGAATCCTCTTGCCGTCTGCATTAACTTCATCTCTACGCTTGGCAATATGAGCCATTAAACGAGATAGAGCATAGCGTGATCTGCGAGCAGCATTTTTACGTGCTTCTCTTCCAGCAAACTTCTTTACTTCTTCCTGGTCTGCTTGGTCAGCAGCGATCTCAGTTCTAGCTTCTTCTGTAGGCTTGTAGTTTTCCCAGCCGTCAGGAGCGTTTGAACGTCCAATAAGCGATAGTAGATCTAGATCGTTTATGGAGGTACCGTCTGCAGTAGCTTTTTGAAGAATAATGCTATCGTGAGCATCTTCACGGGCTTTAAGTTCGCCAATAATCTGAGTGCTTACTTCATATATATTTAGGTTAGGAATAAGCTTTACAATATTGGCTATTTCCTGGTCGCTTGCCAGACCCTTATCAAAGATACGCTCGATGCTTGCAAGCATTCTATCGCTAGCACCGTCAAACGCTTTAGCAACCAACCCATACTTGTTCTTTGGACGGTACTGCTCTTTGAACGGGTATTCTTTAAAGTTGTAGTACCACTCACGGATCTCACGAGAGTTCATCTGCTGGTAGGTGTCTAAGAACTCTTGCTTAACATCTTCTGGAATATCGCGGTCTTCTAGGAATCTTTCGATTCCAACTAGCTGACCGTCGCTAGGAGGAAACTCTCCGGGACCTAGCTTGGTAGATAGATACTTAGGCTTTTCTGTAGGCTGATCAGCTAGCCAGTAGTCAGGCTTACCGTTTACAGTCTGAGCAGCAGCTCTTGCCTCTTCCATATCTGCTATTTCTTTTTCAGTTAATGGAGGTGCAACTCTAGGCTTGAAAGGTGCAGCTCTAGAAATATCAAACGCTGTGGAAGCTTCATCTCTAGTTAGAGTGTTGTCTTGGATCTTTTTTCTGTATTCTTCTTCTAAACCTTCAGGCCACTTTTTATTGTCTAGTGCCCAATTTAGAGCATCTTTTTGAATCCAAGTAGCTAGCTCTTTTTCTGATTTACTGAGCTCTCTAAAGTTTTTTTCGATCTGATATGCAAGTTCGTTAACTTCTCTAACTGTGTGGTTTTCTGGGTTCTTTTTAATTTCACGAACCTTAGTAACTATCTCAGGGTTGTCTGCCATAAAACGAGAGTTTAAGATTGCAACTAGACGTCCAATCTGCCTTTCGTTTGGAATGTCGTCTGCATTTCTAGGGTTGGCACGGCCATCTTCTTCCTTAGGAGATGGGCCTAGGTCTGTGTCTCTAGCTTCTTTATCTGAGATAAAGCTTTTTAGTCCTTTAGCTAACTTACCTAGATCGTATAGATCGTCTTCAATTCTGTTATCGCTGCCGGCTTCTTTTGCCATATACATTTCGTATATGGTCGACTGGATACCGTCTAGAATCTTTTTTGCATTTCTCCCATTGGTAATGTCAAAATCTTTAAAAGAGTTCATTAGGTTAAAGTTGGCTAGCTCGTCAGGTAAGACTAAGTACTCTCTAAGAGCCTCGTTTAAAATAGTGTTTGGATCTTCGCCAGGATATACTGGAATACTCTTAATTATCCCAACGCCTTCTTCGGAAATCTGAACTGTCTGTAGTCCATCCTGAGCATCAAATATTTTAGCTGAAGTTCCTGTTTTTAGTCTAGAAGTCCAAAAACCGTTTTCGTTAAACTTCTCGTCTTTAAAGGATCCTGGAAAAGCTCTCTCTAAAAATTCCGCAACGATTGCACTAGCTCTTGTAATGACCTTAGAATCAGGACCGAAGTAGTCGTATTCGAATCTTTCTGATGGATCAAATTCAGAATACTTTTCTCTATCCTGAGGTGGAACTCTGTCTATGTTTGAGTTGAATAGCGGATCTAGAGCTTCAAGTTTTTCAATAGCATTTATTTGCTCTTGCACTTGTAACCAGTTGAAGAACGGTACTGGAACATCCTTAGTAAAGTCAGCGTTGCCGTCTCTTTCGGTAAGAGTGTAGACGTTATCGGCCATTACAGGGTAAAAAGACACTTCCCCGCTGATCGGGTCATAAACAATTTCTGTGTCAGCTTGTCCATATCCGTAGGTTACTTTGTATCTACGGTTTTTAGATAGGTAGGTATTGTTGTCAATTTTAGTCCAGCCTGCAGGCATAGTACCGTCAGGATTTGACCCATCGTCGTATTTAGATGTTTCAGTCTCGTCAGACTCTTCACTAGGGGTTTCTTCCTTAGGCGACGGACCTACTTCAGCCTTTGGCTTAACGGATCTAGGTTGCTCTTCAGGAGTAAGGCTTTGGTTATCTTTGTCACCAAAACGATCATCTTCATTTCCAGCAATCTTCTGTACACCAGCCCAGTCCTGAGCAATACCAATAGGGGTAGCTCCTTTACTACGCTTTGAGCCCCACAAGAAATATAGTGGCTTAGACATATCCAAGTTTTCAGTGCCGTCATCGCCAATAATTTGAAGTTTGTCGCCATAACGCTCTTTGGCTTTATCGATGAAAGCCTGAGTACGCTTTGGGTTGCTGCTTCTGGCTTTAGGGTTCTTGATGTATACAACGTTGTACCCGTCACCAGACATGTACTGAGCATCTGCGTTAACTTCTTCTGCGTCAAAAGCAGGGTTAGTTACAGTGTAAGGAGATGGAGCCCAGCCTTCTGGGTATTCAGTAGGTTTTAAATCCTTAATGTCTAGAATCAGATCGTTGTCTGGAACTGCATTTTGTATTGGGAGATCTTTAACAGCTTCTGCTGGAAGAATGGCGGCAACGCCTTCAAAAGCAGCTGCAGGGATCTTATAGAGACCGTCTTTTAGACCAGGAATGCCTTTTACTTCAAAGTCGATGAATCCAGCTTCTGTGGAGTACCCAGCAACTTTACCTGTAACGCTGCGTACGTTTCCTCTAGGGAATCGAACGTTTACTTTTCCACCGCCACCCATCTCGATCCAGCGACCCTTTGAATCACGAAGCTGCTGGCTGGCACGTAGCGAACGCCAGTATCTAGAGTTTTTACCCTTGAAAACATTTGCAGCCCAGCCTTTTACTTTGCCCCAAAGGCTTGCAGTCATCGGGCTTACAATAATATCTCTAGGCACTGCACCTGCAGGTAGAGCTAGTAATCTTGTGTAAGCGTGCTGAAACTTAACGTCCATTGGGTGTGAGCCATATACAGCTGCAACTAACGGGCGAGCCTCTTCATCTTCAATACGAGGATCTGCTGAATACCACTCTCCACGGCGAATACGGAACATGGCTGGGTCAAGTGACAATTCGGCAGTAGAGCTTGGGTGGTACTCAGGTAGTAGATCGGTGTTGCGGTCTTCACCGTTTGGGCGTGGACCTTCTGTAGCCAGACTAAGGAAGTGGGAAAGCTCGCGGACAACGTTGAAATAGCGTACGTCAACAGTAAGATTATCTGATGCTGAAGCAGTCAATGCTCTAGTTGCAACAGTCTCTAATTGTTCTTCGGTGACCCTGCGGATCTCGTCTACTTTAGAGTTTTGCTCCAAAGTTAGATTAAAGATTAGCTCGGATACGGAAACATCTTCCGGCATCTCCACTGCTAGGTGGTCGTCAAACTGCTTAATTAGATTAATTTTCTTACTCACGTGAGAGATCTTTCTTACTGCTTAGTTGGCAAAAGGTCTGCGTCTTTACTTTGATACAGTTTAGTAGCTAACTGAACTGCTCTATCAAAAGGAGGCTCGTAATCGTCGATAGCTCGCTTCCAAACAGCACGCAGTGCTGGAACTACTTCATACCCCAAACCTGAATATTCAGCTAAGGAGTAGATTGCATCTTCTGGACCGTCATAGTCCAGTTCAGGCTTGATAGCAATAGACAGGTCTCGGCTAGCAACAATAGATGCTGTGAGACCTGAATTCTTATCAATAGTGCTTAATGGGTGATTTAGTGGGAGCAAGTCGTTGTCCTGTGTGTAACGTACGTTAGACGGCTTCTTGTTCTCTACCAAAGATAGAAATGCCTGTACTCTAGCTTCCGCCCATGAATCGCGTTCGCTGTCCGGCTTACCGCTAGCAGTGAAAGCACGAACACCTCTGCGATACACTGCACGAACAGTTGCTACAGAAACAATGTCATCTAAATCTTTACCCGAGTTATGTTCTTTGGCCCAGCTAGAGATTTGCTTTTCAGTGTTAGCCGAGAAAGTCAACTTCTTGCTTAGATAACCATCAGTGTTTTTTGCTGAAACATAAACTGGGTTAGCAGGCTGATCTACCACATCTTGCGATGCTGTTAAAGGTAGTTCAGCCTCAAATTTTCCCAAGTCACCCATAGATGTTGCGTCAATTCCACAAATGGTACCTAGCTTCCATGCAAACTTGGTGTGAGAGCTGTCTCTGCTTGCTAGTAGGTCAGCGATGCCCTGCTCATTCAAAGCGTTGGCAATATCGAATGCTGAACGTGTACAGCCAATAAGGCAGTGGTTCGCTTCGTACAAAGATCTAGACATGTCAACAGGATCAGCTGATACTGGAGTTGCTCCAACAGATGTAAGAGCAGCAAAATCTGACAGCAAGAACGGAGCATCAAATCCGAGTGCACGAATGCTCTCTGCAATCGGATCTATAGCTGACTCTAGATCTTCATAGATATCTCCGAAGAAGTCATGGAACTGAACAAAGTTCATTCCACGTACATTCCAGTGATAGCCTTGAGCTAGAAATTTGTATGTCACTGTATCTGCAAGCAGTACAGCTAGAGCCTGGGCAAGATCTTGCTTGCCCGGAACTGCTCCTTGAGTAATTACCATATCCATTTGATTTTTTCCTTAGTTTATTGTTGAGGGGTTGTTGTCGGTTCAGCCAACTGAATTGGTGGAGCTTCTTCAGCTGGAGCGGGTGGGGTAGGAGCCGCTTCAGGTGCCCCTGTAGGGGCTTCTGCACCTGGCTGGACGCCTTGAAGTAGTTGTGATACATCAGGAGGTACTGGAGCAACGCTAGCCCCTTGTTGGGCCTCTCGTGCTGCTTGCATAACCTCTGGTGCTACCGCAGCAAGCAATGCTTCGGTCAACTCTGGGGTGATTACACCCTTTTCGATCAAAAGACGTAGGCCAAGCTCAGTTGGGCCAGGTGCATCTTGATCAGTGAAGCCGTGTGCACGTCTCCAAGTGTCGTATGAGACCGCCATCTTGTCAAAACCAGAGTCTGCGTCCATTGCACGGTCGTTACGAGTTGCAACTGCGGATGGATCGTACCAAATTACGACTCTTTCAACGTCTGCAGGGTTGTATCCGTTGGCAATTAGGTAAGGACGTAGGTAAACAACGGTAAAAGCGTCTGCAATCAGCAACATTAGAGGTTCAATGTGTGCTTTGTAGAGGCTTTCGTCGATTTGCATCGCATTTGAGTACTTTACGTTGGCTAGACCGGTTACAACGTCCTTAGGGACGTCGATTCCTTGCAAAATACGGTCCAAAACGCGGTCTGAACGCTCTGCAAGGGCTGGATCGAAGCTACGCTCGAACTTGAACTGCTTAATTTTGTCGCCAAGGTCAGCCGGACCACGAATAATCAGTGGAACAACGGCTGAAGCTGAATCTTCGTCACGAATCGGGGTAGTCATCGCGTCGATTAGCTGATCTTCGAACTCATCCTGCAGTTCTTCAGGGGTTGGCTCGGAATAAAGACCGTCAGCGTCCTCGTAAGGGTAGTTTGGGTCAGGTGTAGAGGCTACAGAGAGGCCGTCTGGCAAATAAAGAGCACCAGCGTTGAGGCGGCTTTTTGCAGTAGCACGGAAAGTACGGTTTAAAAGCAGCAATTCAGCACAAAGATCAAGCATTCCCTTTAAACTGGAGTCAGCTTCGTCAGAAAAACGTGGGTGAGCTCTCCAAATACGTCCAACGAAAGCGTTTGAAGGGAGTTTGAGAACGTTTTTGTTAGTAGAAGTCATCGGAGAGTTACCCTGAGTGTAGTCTCGACGTCCAGCAATTAGGTAGTTGCCCTTTGAGTCAACGCTAAGCTCGTCTATAGAGCGGATGTCCCAGCTTTCTGCGACTCCGTGTCCAGCTCTTGCAGGAGATTGGACTAAATAGCATTCGCCAGTTACAGCAAGGTTAAGGGCACAGTCGCGAAGAAGACCTGCTTGGCCTCCATAAGCTGAGTCTAGACGTGAGAGAGCACGTTCTGCAGCAGAAGCTAGGTCCAGTGGGATGTTATCTGCTAGACGTATAGGAGTTGGAGCTTCTGCAGGATCCTGAACAACGGCTGCATAAAGACGGATTCTAGAAACAACAGACGCAACAAGAGAAAATGCGTATTTAATTTCACCAATAGCGTCGTAGTATTCCCAAGCGTCTGATTGCCAGCTGGAAGATGTAGAGCTTCTACGGCTACGGAAACGTTCTGCCTCGCCGCGGTCATTAAGAGGGACCTGAACTGCAGCTGCAGTAAGCGGACGTATAGAAGAGTATGGTGCTGTTTCAGCAGGAGAGTAGTTTGGATTGATAAAAACTGAGTTAGACGGGAGACCTGTTGGGTTAGAGGTTGGACGTCGTCCGGCAGAGGTTGCTCGAATGCCTTGACGTGGTTGCCTAGGGGTTGAATCACCCTGGCTACGATTAAAAATGCCCAAAATTTTCTCCTGTCATTAGTAGCGGAACGTTGTTATGGTTAAACACGTGCGGCCAAGATCCCGACAACCGCAGACAAGGCAAAAGGCAGTGCCCCGATTAAAGTTATCGTTGGTATTATTGTATACGAAATTGTGATCACTGATGCGACCCAAATGCTTGAACACCAGTCGCAAGTTAGTAAATATCCTAGCGGAGTTGATGGCGGAAACTTTTTCCAAATCCACTGTCTGGGGGTGTCAAAAATAACGTCGGTGGTAACTAGCCGAGTAAGTCTGAACGTTGCTAAGGCAAGAATGATGAACGTAAGGTATGGATTATCAAGCAATTGGATCTCGATTCGATTGTAGGGTTTTATATGGATTCCAGCTACGTAGACGTGAGCCACAGCCACAGTTGTTGTCTTTTTTGTAAGCAAGCATTTTTCCGGATTCAGTAATTACGTATGAGTCCGTTTCTGGGCTTGTTGATTTTTCAAAGGACGTGTAACGTTCGTTGAAAACTATTTGAGGTCCTGCAGCATCGTCGGCTGCAATGGTGATGTTAGTGTCGGTAATAATAACTCGGGCGGTGCCGATGTAGTAGCTTCCCATAGGATTTGGATACGAGGTCAAAGTGTGGACGTCGACGATAGCGTTTGCAGGAACTAGAGCAACGTGTGCTGGGAAAACGTCGTGAAGTATTTGCATATTACAATCCTAGCTTAGAAATTCGTTTTGAAATGGCACGGTGCGTAACTCCAGCTGCACGAGCAATGTCGGCAATAGAGACGTCAATGGAACGTAGATCACGGATGATCTGGTTCATAAGGGCGTTTGCGATCGCAGGTTGAGATCCGCTTGGCGTACGAGCTCGATACTGTTGGGCAACGGGGGCTAGGGTGCGGAGCTGCTCAGCTGTGATTGGAGGAACTCCGGGGGAAACGGGGGTCAAACGTTGGTAGCCGTTTTTGGGGGTCTTGTGCTCGGGGTTTGGAATAGGGACGTCGATCTGGTTGAACGTGTCGTTCTGATCTACCCAAGCCTTGACAGTCGATCGACCCTTTGGGGGCGTGAAGGCATTCCCAATGGATGAAAGAGTCCATCCAGCGTGGTAGAGCTGGTGCACTCTGGAAAGTAGTCGACGTCGGTCCAGTTTATTGAGGAGGTCGACTTCGGATTGAGGGAGAGGTAAGTCTCTTGCTAAACGTCTAGTCATGGATCTAGTGTATCATCTTTTCGTGCTAAGTTTACGTACTTTATTTAAAAATGATACCTTTACTTTTTTTGACTTTGGCCTGCGATCTGCCAACGGGTGTTTTTCGAACTGTTCAAAATCGTTTCCAAGCTTCGAACAGATGTTCGATAAAATCGATCGAAACTTGTTATCAAAAAGTTACCAAAAAAGTTATGTTTTTGTCTTGTGTAATCCTTGTTTTTTGGTACTCTTTTATTAGTTAGGTAAATGCCTAATGTCCAAAAAAATGAGAGGCTCCAAAATGACTACTAACAACACAACAAGCAACAAGTTTTTTGCTGGCGAACTAGACGCTATTTATGGCTACACTTGCGACACTAAGAACTGTAAGACACTTGCCACAAGTGTTATCTGGAACACTTACCCTGAGCCTGAGCAATTTGCTTGCTCAACTTGCGAGACACAGATAATCGAGACACAGACACTGCCACGCAACATTACAACTAACACCTGCCTAAATGCTGAACACTGCGTAAATGAGTTTGTCGAGGTGTTGCTGGTTGCTGGCTACTGCCTAACTTGTAAACCTAAACTGTTTAGCAGGTAGCCCCTAGCCCTTGACTAACCCCCCTAGCAATAGGGGGGTTTAGTTTTGCCCTCACCGCATCGCCTTAGCCCTGCCTAACCCCTCACCGCATCGCCTTAGCCCTGCCTAAGTCTGCCTAGCCTAGTCTTGCCTAAGCCCCTAGCCCTGCCTAACCCCTGTTATAGACGGCTTTTTGTAGACGGCTTGTCTTGCCTTGCCCGTATAGCCCTAGCCCCTGCCCTTGCCCCTGCCTAGCCGTAACCCCTGCCCTCAGCCTCAGCCCTAGCCCCTGCCCTGCCCCTGCCTTGCTTGCCCTAGCCCCTGCCTCTAGCCCTAGCCCCTAGCCCCTAACCCCTAGCCCTAGCCCTCAGCCCTAGCCCTCAGCCCTAGCCTCAGCCTTGCCCTAGCCTCAGCCCTCAGCCTTGCCCCTGCCCTGCCCTGCCCCTAGCCCTGCCTTGCTTGTATCGGCTTACCCTCTTGCTTTTATC